ATAGGATCAGTATAACACGTGATCTTTTACCTGTCAATGCTTTCCTGACCCTATCTATCATTTTATAGTCCGTTTGGTATCAGTACATAATGTATTGTTAAGACGATAGCAACTGAAGCACCGAGTCCAATCATCATCTTCATAAAGTCTCTTCCCACTAAAGGGAATACAGATTTTATTTTCATCTTACCTGTAAACGTTGCGATAGCAAGTTCACGACCAGCAAGCATACCAACAAAGACCCACGTAGTTGACATAGGAATATCATTAAGTTCTTTGAAGAAGTACAGACATAACCAATAGAACAAATCGATCAGAGTTGCACTACGGACATATCTTGTGTTGTGCTTCTCTAGTACAATCTGTTGAATCTTACCACCTCGTTCTTTAAACATAAAGAATAGACCAATCACGAAAACAGATGATATCAAGAACATTAGATCGACTGGCACAACACGAGGTAAGAACACAGCAATATTAGCCATATCATGCGACAACCAAGTCCACCATAATCCGCCTGTTGCAAACCACTGCGCTATTCGCCAATAGTTTTTGTTCTTTTCTTGTACTGGTTCTGCCTCATCAAGTGTACGTGATACAACGTACCACACACCGTATGCAAACAGAGCGGCAATACCATAACCCATGATGCTCTTCATCAACATCTTTTCTAGCACAAAAGTACTTGCAAAAGCACTCAACACTAGAAAGGATGTTGATACCGGTACACCTAGTCTTGTAAGTAGTACGAGTATTCCTGGTGCGGCGGCATGATACCACTGAACTTCTTGCCAGGGAATCTTATTCAATCGACCATAACTGATGTCTCCACCATTTACAGTCCAACCATACCACAGTGTTGCTAGTAGCACAGCACTTGCGGCTGCCCACATAGTCTTGTAGTTGAATCGCTCATTGTTTGATGCCATCCAAGTGCCGAGCGTCTGCACTGAATCATTTGCAATTACTGCATAAGCGGCAAAAAGAAACCCAATAAGGCTCCAGATAGTTAGTAGTTCCATAATATATCCTTACTTAAATGTGTACCTGATCTCAGTCTCAACAGTGTGTCTCAGCTTATCGGTATTGGAACCTTCCCACTTACCATTAATGCTCAGTCGCTCGTTAAAATTGAAACTATATCCAGTCTCAAAAGCGTTGCCGTCTTGATCTCTACCTGCTTCGAGGTATATTCCATTGTCTGCTTTGTATCCAATGCGTACATGATTGTACTTACCTGAGTAGTCCAGGTCTGTGTATCGTTGTTGATTCGAATATTCTACGTATGGTGCGGCGAATGCGCTCGTAGACAGTACTGCTAGTATTACAACTAGTAATGATTTCATATCTTTCTCCTTGTTTGACAGCTTTACCCTGTCGCTCACAAAATGTAGGGCAGAATTACCCTACTTTCTATGTATACGAAAGACTATTAAAGCTCTGGAAAAAGACACTTCTGAATGAATAAGTCTACGTCATCAGGATCGATGCCTAGGCTCTTCATTACGTTAGGTGTGTGAGGATTCTGTTTCTGATAATGTGCATAGTTATTCTGTGTGGCTATGCCCAATTCTTGTGAAGAGTATCCGTTATAGTTACCGATTTCTTTGAGATAATATGATAGTGTTTCCATTGCCGTGCCAGTTATCTGTGCAATCTCTATAGGATCTTTAACCATACCTGCGGCAATCATATGATCAGTGAATATAGCTTTAGCCCATTCAGGTAACTCTCGCTCTCTCTTCCATGATAGTGCAGATGCGACCGTACCAAACCAATCAATCATTGGGTGTTCTATATTAGTCGTAGCAGAGAAATCGTGGAATGCGCCAGTCATCTTATTAGCACCAGCTATTACATCAAATCCATAGATAGGTGCATCACTATCGGTGTGAGGAAACACACAGACGTGCATCATCCACATCTTCTTCTCTTCACGCATATCGACAACATCAACGTGTGCCCTACGATAGTCTTGGGATGTCCAAACTCTATTTACCCAACCAGGTTTGTTGAACTGCTCCATACCAGGTTCTTGTACTTCGATTCCACTGCCAGAAAACTCCTCTATGAAGTGATCTTGTAGATCGATGAGACTTTTCCATACTATACTCATAACCATGCTCCCACAAACATAGTAATCACTATTACTGCATATAGACCTAAGATCATCAGGTTCATTCGTTTTTGGCGATGTTCTCGCCTATCGAATGCTTCCATGACTTTCTCGTATGTTGCGTCAAGTTCGCTCTTACTTTCTTTCATTGTAATAACTCCTCAAATAGCCTTATTGCAAATTTAAAACATCTATTAGCCTCTGGTGCCATACTGTCACTCAACAGATTACGAACATTCGTTTTTAGTTCTTCTACTTTCTCAAACTGGTACATCTTGCCACTACCAGGAATACGTTTAGCGATCATAGCTCCGCCGTACATATCTCCAAAGTGTCGGACATACATATGTGCCACTAGACCATCTTTATCATTCTCATATAAGTTCTCGCAGTACTCGGTATAATCCTTAGTACATTGTGCGATTGTAATATCCATTCTATCAAATCCATATAAGTCTTCGAGTTCACGAATATCTTCTCCTATCAATTGAGACCTGGCAATATCGGTCAGACCAAGTTCCGTTAGAGGTAACTTGTACTCTAGTGAAACGTAGTTATAAAATTGATTTACGAGGTATCGATGATAGAGGGCTGGGTCTATCTTGCCACTCATTAGGATTGATGCAAACTTCTTGCGTTCAGCATCTCTGTGGTTATCCCACGTTAGTTCTTTTAAATTCAATTAACATCTCCAATTCAAACGCTCAATGCGTTACATTAAATATCTTTCTCTTCCATAAGACGCTGGAGTTTTTGTATCTCTAGCATCTGCAATTCAATAAGGGTAGCCTGTTCTCCTATTTGTGTAGCTTGAAGTTCAACTTCGGTAGGCTTCGGCTTTGTAGGAAATTCGATCACGTTAGACATATTGCCTCCTAAGATTACCTTGTTTTTCGTTGTGCCTTAATCCATGCTTTAGCACTGGAATTATCAGGCTTTGCTTTCACGAATTTAGCGACTTCTTTATAAGCTCGTAGAGTCTCTACGCCGTAGTCTTTACCTTCAGAGTTATCTACTACAGTAAACTTTTGCTTGCCGAAAAACGTCTGGAATGCACCAATGTTTTTCTGAACTGTTGTCCAATACTTCTCTACTTCATCTTCAGGTAGTGTACGTTTACGTGCTTTATTACGTGACTGCGCTGTAGCTAGATCGGTGTTAACAAAGATCATACTAGTGTCATACCCAATAGATTTTAACGATTTTGCCTGTTTGATCAACTTCTGAGTATCTTTACCAGTACCATCGATGACTAACCCTAAACGACCTTTAATATACATTGCTTGCTTAACGCCTGTTAAGACTTTTGCTTTACCACGTAACTCTTGACCTTGCACAGAGAAGATATTCTCTGGGTCCATCTCCATACCTGCTTTAGCCATTGCTTTCTCGAATGCGTCATCAGAGTTGACAACTTTGAATCCAAGCGATGTGAGTCCAGTCTTACCAACAATGAATGATTTACCAGAGCCAGGTCCACCGGCTAAGAACACTGCTTTAAAAATAGCTGGATCGTTGACACCTTCTTCTAGTTCCCTCTTAAGGGTAACAAACTCTTCTTTAAGATAATTTTCAAACGTTAACACGATTGGGTTCCTTATTATTTGATTTACTAGTCTTATTTATAAAAAGTTTGACTTTCTAAATCCTATTATTTCTTTGAGTTTTTCAGCTAAATCGAGCATCATAGCATCTGTGTGTAGTGGAGTAGGCGCAAATCTAAGTCTTTCAGTTCCCATAGATACTGTCGGATAATTTATAGGTTGTACATATATATCGTAACGTGTAATAAGTTCATCGCTGACAGACTTACATCTTACAGCATCTCCTATCATAACAGGCACGATATGAGTTTCATTCTCTAGCACATCTATATCTCTTTCCTTGAGTACGTCTTTTAGTTTCTTTGCACGTTCTTGGTGAATAGCTCTCAGCTCCACACCATTACTGCTCTTAAGATACTTGATAGCACTCAATGCACCTGCACACATCACTGGGCTTAGACTTGTTGTAAATATGAATCCACTCGCAATACTGCGTATAGCATCGATAGCAATGGCATCGCCAGATATGTATCCTCCTTGACAACCAAAAGCCTTACCTAGCGTTCCATTGATGAAGTCAACTCTATGTTGCACTCCCAATAACTCAGTGAATCCTGCGCCAGTATTTCCATATAATCCAACAGCATGTACTTCATCTATATACGTCATAGCTTTATATTCTTCAGCTATATCCAGTATCTCTTCGATTAAGCTTACATATCCATCCATACTATACACGCTTTCAAACACAATGCAAGGAGTACCCTTTATATTAGATAGGACTTCACGCAACTGTTCCATGTTATTGTGTTCAAATACGTGCTTGGGTGCACCACTGTGTTTCATGCCTTGAATAAGACTTGCGTGGTTCTTACTGTCGCTCACAAATTCTATATCTGGAATAATCTTACTGAGAGCAATTAACGTCCACTCGTTTGCCACATAAGCACTAGTATACAACAGTGCGCTTTCTTTATTGTGCAATTCGGCAAGTTCACGCTCTAATGCAACATGATAGTGGCTAGTACCTGCAATATTTCTAGTACCGCCACTACCTGCACCAGTCTGATCTAAAGCCGTGTGCATTGCATCTAATACTACTTTGTGTTGTCCCATGCCCAGATAGTCATTACTACACCAATTAACTATGTTCTTAATGTTATATGGACCGTAATATAATGCTTGAGGGAATTCACCTCTCTCACGTATTATGTCATTAAAGACTCTGTAATTACCGCTATTTTTTAAGCCCGTTATCACGTCCTGGAACTTGCTTGTATCTATCATTACTAACTTTCACACCTATCTTATTTGTAGAATATATGACTATCTATTCGTACTGTACGCTCGTATGCCTTAGACCAGTATGGATTACTGTAGTGAGCATGGTACATAATAGCACCACCTGTCATATCAGGTATCTTATTATATTGCGACATGACATATTCTGCCACTAACATGGCAGTATGAATACGTTCTTTATCTTTTGGGGTGTCTGATTTACCGTCACAATACCAAGAAAATTGGCACTTGTTTATGATTGGACTACCCTTTGCGTTCACGTGTGCTTGATACACAACGTCACATATGGTCTCAGGATACCTATCATTCTCTACCCTATTCATAGTAACAAAGCCAACTGCTTGTTGACCTAAGTCTCCATCACTTCTAGCCTCGTGATATATATTTAACGCTAGACAGCGATGTTGAGTTGCGTACTCATACTCTCTTTCTTCACGGAGTATTTGTGCTTGGACAATAGAGACTTCTTGAGCTTTCTTTATTGTCGCAACTTCATTAGCTTGCACTTGAGCAACATGAACACCCATGTACGACAAACCAAGTAAACATGCTACTGACATAGCACCCGATAACCAATATCCAGTTGTTTTAATATTCATTTAGATTAGCCTCTGTTGATTATACTTCTAAGTCTATAACTTTATTATACACGATATAAATCCTGTGTCAAGTCTTTTTATGCAAAAGTGAGATATTTATACTACCTTTTTAGCTTGACGAATTTTCTGCGGGACTTAGAAAACTGCTTCATGGGCTTGCCGAAGATGATTTCTTCGGTGGTACCTGTTTTGATGTACCCAACGAGATGACCGTCTTTATCGATCATGTATGTGTGATTTGGGATATTGCTATCCCACACCGTGATTTCTTTAAAATACTCTATCATTAACACTTCCCCTTGTAACCTAAGGCTTTCATCGCACCGACTGGATGCTCTGCTTCTTGTAGAGCCAAGTATTGCTCAACAGTAGTGTTCTTAACTAAGAAGTTGACCCAAGCTTTCCAAGGCTTATATCCGTACTTGAATCTAGCGATGAATTCTGGCTTTGGTAACCCATGCCAAGATGGGTGACAAGTAGGTCTTGCGACTTCCATGTTCACACTCTGGGTGTGTCTGCCTCTATACATTAGGTACATTCCGTCCCAGGTAAAGTCTTCTTTGGTAAATGCTGTCATATTATCACTCTCTTTCATTATTTTATACAACTATTATAGCATGGCTGGCAGAAAAGTCAACCATTATTTTGAAGTTTTTTGAGGAAAGTGAGCAGTTTTACGACATACTCAGGTCACGGTCCCAAGGTATGGGACTAATTACTTGCTAGTGGCTCTAAAGATTCCGTCCCAATCGTCTGGAAGGTTCAGTGTTTCCATGTAGGCACAGCGTTCTATCCATATGTCGTAGTACCCGTCCATATGACCTTCGAAGCTTCCTTTGAGTTCTTTGCATAGCTCAATAGCTTCATTGAACTGTCTAGAACTGTATTTATGATGCATGTACCCGTGTTTAGCGATCTCAACTCCGTAATGCTCTTCGGAATCTAGATCAAGTACTGTGTATATGTCTAGTCCTACTGTCTTACCTTTAACTGCCAAATCATCTAATTTTAAGTAGAAAAAGTCTTCACGGGTTGCTTGATATGTTGATGGACCTACGATCAGAACAACACCATATGCTTTGCACGAACTTTCTAATCTGGCTGCCGTACTAACTGCGTCTCCGAGAATGTCGTAGGAGTGTCGTGCAGTAGAGCCCATTTCGCCAATATAACCAAGACCAGTATTAATACCGGCACCCATGCCGACTGGTGGGCGACCAGTTTTTGTAAGTTCTTCATTGAATTCCTCCACTGCTCTTAGCATGTTGAGACATGTCTGTATGCCAGTCTTAGGGTGATCTGGATCGTCTATGGGAGCATTGTGTATGTGCATAGACGCATCACCGATATACTTGATAACCATTCCATTTACATCTAGAATTGGTTTAGATATTGCATCCATGTATCCGTTCATCACTTGAGTAAGACCCTTTACATCGTCACCAAACGACTCACCAAGAGGCGTGAAGCCACGAAGATCAGAGAACACAATTGACACTTCTTTCTTAACTCCATCCTTGACTAAGGCAGGGTTTTCTTGAAGCATCTTGACGACCGCAGGAGATGCATATCCAGCAAACTGCTTCTTGATAGCCATCTTTTGAAAGTATTCTTGTCCATACTTGACGGCATAGACATGAGTGAAAATCATGATGCCCATCAATCCTTGAACTGTAGTGATCAGTAGTGATAGATCAGTATTGAAGAAATATACAGGAAGATAGATCAGTGCGCCTGTCATGCCTATAGACAATGCCCAACCAAATCTAACATAGCTCAGACCAATAATAGAAAGACCTAGCACAATGATTCCGATAAGTTTAATGAATTCTTCTAATGGGTGAGTAACAATATTATACTGATTCTTTACGGATGTGAATGCCCTAGCAGTAAGATCGTGCCCATAGACAGCACCAGAAGCCGTAGGTACGGGGTTTGATATGCCGTCAGCAGTAACCCCAACAAAAACTGTTGCTCCATTCAAATCTGGCATCGTATCCGTTAGATCATATCGAGTAAAATCATAGTTTGGGTTCATCCATATGCGGCTTAAGGAATCCGTATTGATGATTGGAAACCCTTTTACTCTAACTGCTGTCACACCAAATTCGCTGTTTTTTACTTGAAAGGTATTTGATCCAGTGTAAGCCTTGAATATCTCTAAAACGATTGAAGGATATAAGGATTCCTGTACTCCAGCAAGCATGGGTAATCGTCTTACTACTCCATCAATTTCTGGTAGAGTATTTGCAATTCCAATGCCTGTTGCTACGTTCTCGTACTTCTCTAAGTTTGCGGCTATACCAGGATAATTGTAAATATAATCCAAAGCATCACCGCCAACCTGTACAATAGCAGTACTGTATGCTGATCTGTTTTGAGCCTTATTACTAGGGAAATGAGATAAGATGACGCCTTGCCCGAGCATATCCGTGAAATATTCGTCTTGACCTGTTCGATCTTCTTCTGGGAATGATAGATTAAATACGATAATGCCTGCATTCGCTTGACGCAATCTGAGGATTAAATCCCCGTAGATGTCTCTTGGTAGTGGGTATTGCCCATGAGTTTCTAAAGTCTTTTCTGATATGTCTACTAATACCACATCATCGATGAATTGCTTTTCTTCGACTATGAGTTGATCTGCGATCTTTAGATCAATGCTTTGTAGTAGAGTTGGATTAGATAGTGTTACCCACGCTAGAATTAGCGTAGTGATAATAGCAAATAATGGCGAAAGGATGATTTTCATGTCTCTGTATCTACTTTCATTGGCTCTGATCTATCGCATTCGAATTGCACTAGCCAGTAGCAAGCCTCTTGTTTTGTTATAAAGCGAGGACTTACAGTAACACCATCATCGTTAACCCAGTGCCACTCTCCCCATGTTTTATCTATTCGCACAACATATACTCTTCTATGTGTATCTTTTGTACATCTATTTAGTAACGTCTTGCTATAGGTTTCCAATTGGGATTTCGTTCGCCTACCAGACTAAGTTCGGGTCTAGTACGCTTGTCACCGTTCTTATCTGCATAGACTTCTGTCTTACCAGTTTTCACCCATTCTGATGTCCAGTAAACAACAGGAGATTTATCGACTCTAGTCATTTTGATATACTATTAGGTTGCAACCGCCTGAAGCATTACAAGTTCCACTAACTCCAGCTCCATCACTCATGGTATGTGGCAATGTGTAATTCTTATCGGTTGCTCCTCTTTGCTCTAACTTGAAATCCCATGGCTGTGAGCCATCGAGTTCGACTCTAGCAGAATGAGCGCCTGATCCGTTTTGAAATATATCTGCCTTGTGATTATCGCCAGTAATCTCTAAGTCTATAAATTTATCACCAAGACCGTGTTGCGCTATATCGACATCATTACTATCTCCCGTTACGGTAAGTACAGCGGCTTTGTTGCCGATGCCTTTTTGTAGTATGTCTATGTCATTACTGTTACCAATTATAGTGGCATCGATATATCCGTGTGATCCTGAATTTAGATCCTGCTCAGTATCGACATTATTAAGATTGCCGGTAATTATTAAGTCTAGGTAACTTATACCACCAGCTTGTGTTATGAATATATCATTGAAGCTACCTGTTATGCTTGCTTCAACTGTGTCACCTTGTCCTGCGGCGGCTAATGCGAGTTTTGCATTTATTTTAGTCTGCTGTGCGGTAGTTGGCGCAGTTGATCCGTAAACTGGAGTTGCGTCGGCTGCAGGAGCTGAAAAGGAGTACCAGGAACCTGCCGCAGGGGTAAAACTATTGCCATCAGCGTCACACATAGTTAAAAATAGATTGTCGCCACTGCCACTGACACCGCATACAAAAGCAGTATCTCCTACCGAACCAGATCCAAAGCCGCTATAAGATGTCATAGTAGCAATCCATCCAACAATACTATTGCCTAAGGCTACTAGATCAGCAAAGGTTGTTGTATCATTGCCATTATAGACGTAGATATAAGTAGAGCCTTGTGAACTTACGTTCATCACTGGAGTACCCGTATCAGCATAAGCGTCTGAGGATATGAACCACGCTAGAATTATAATACTACTGGCTTTGCGTAATATTGATGATAACATCTCCACCTCCGTTTAGCTGAATGAGTGCAGGCACATTGTCTTTGTATAGGTTTACGTCACCGTCTGTTATACGCTCGGTAGTTACGTCTGAAATGTGTACAGAGCTTTCACTATAAATGCCTATCTTTTCCTCATCGTAGAATGCTTGAACTGTGGTCCTATATGCATTTATTGTAGGAAGAACTGGGTCAATAGCCAATTGTTCGTCTTGTAGCATAGCAGTAGCGTCTAGCACGTTGAATAGAAAATCTATGTCTAGCCTGTTTACATCAAGCTCTTTGAATTCTAGTTTATCTTCTTCTAATTCGTCTGAATTTAGTTCAGCATATTCTAGCAAATCACTATCTAAGTATTCGGCAACTTCTGCTTGAACTATGTATCCTATACCTTTCAATTCTGGCGGTGGTGTGATGATTAACATGTTACCAATATTGGCTTCAGTGATGTCTAGTATCTTAGGCTTAGTCGGAGTAGCCATTTTGTTCGATACTAATGTTGCTTGATATGCCTGATTTAATATGACCTGTCCCACTTCGGTAGAGACCATAATCTCACCTGTCCAGCAATCGCCCACGGGAGGACAACTCGGTAACAGAATAACAATACTTCTGCCCAGTTCATCTACGGTCATAGTGAAGTCAGTACCACGAACAGATATTGTCGCAGTGGGCGTTTTTAGGGATACATTTTCTCTTGAGTTTCTTGCGATTGCACCAGATGAGTACTTAACAGTGCCGAGTGCGATGTTCATTGCTAGTTTGCCTGTACCAGTACTTGGATCATAGATAAAGTCATCGATGATTAGTACGGATTGTTCGGTGACACTTACTCTAGTATCGTCTATGAATGTGAGTCCCAGTTTGGTTTTTGCTGTAACGATCTCATCGTCCATAGATAAACCAGTTCCCTTCTCCGTAGAAATGCTATCACCATCTCTCGTTATTTGTGCAGGGTTGCCCTTTTGCGAAGTAATACTACCAATCGTTTCCGTAGTATTACCCAACGCAAAGGAACTAGCAAAACATAGTATAAATGTAAATAGTAGATTAATTCTGTATGATGTTAATCGCATTACTATCACCATCAACTGTCATAGTAACTACAGGAATATCTGTAGTAGATTGTGTGAGATTTATCTCATTGAAGTTACTAGACACATTACCGCCAACTGTTATAGTATTCACTGCATCGGCAGCATCCAATTCTAGATTGACTGTGTTATAATCACCAGTGGTCGCTAGAGTTGTAGTCGTATCAGTAACGCTGACCTCTGTTGTACAGGTTGCTATTGTGCCTGTGGTAGAAGCAGTCGATACTCCGTCCGTAACTGATCCTACAGATGCAACTCCAGAGTTGTCGTTGGTACCGCAGACTGTTACCAGATTGCTGTCGCCTGTCACCGTTGAAGTGAAGGTCGTTCCGGTTGTGGCAATACCCATCACAGTTTCGTTCGAGTCACCAGTATTCAATATATTGATGGTTGTTGAACTAGATCCTGCACTCGTGGATATATCCGTTTTGTTGGAATTACCTTGTTGACTGATATCTATGTCCTGACTATCGCCATTTAAGGTTGTGGCAGTTGTTGAATTACCCACGGTGTTGCCATTACCGGTTTGAGTGATATCGATTGTACTGCTAGAACCAGCCTGCACAATGTACACGTCACTAGCGTGTGTGGTTGTAGCAAAAGCCGCAAATGCGATCAGTGCTATAGTGTAAAGCTTTAAATTGCTCATATGTATTACTCCGTTTTGTTCGATCTCTCCCGACAACGAACATATTTTTTTAGTTTTACTTACTCCTCATATCAAAGGTGTTATAATTTTATAAAGGTCTACTTAACGTATTGCCAGTATTCCTTCCTTTCTCCTTCTTTAATCAACTCAACGACGGCTTGCTCTATAGCAACTCTTACGGCATAATTGACGGGTTCATTAATAGAATGACCCATTTCTGCCTCTAGCGAGTTTGTGCCCATATCGAAAAATCTAAAGAATGTCATGCTTGTTCCAGTGCTTATAATAGTTTTTGTAGTTGAAACACTTAACAACACTTCTCCGCTTTGTACGCTTACCATTCTAATAGTTACAGTCACTATGTCCTGTCTGTATTGGGTACTGGGACCGACACCTAAGTATCGAGCACCTGCACCACCGGTTAGCACATTGGAATCATATCCAATTATGCCTCCCTCTACTAAGACCCCTGCAAATAGCATCGGTCTCAATTCTCTTGTATCCTTCACAGCCGCTCGGCTCTGACGAATTATTTGCCTTTCTTTAGTTAGATTTTCTAACCCTATTCTCTCTACTACTTGAAACCAAGTGCCTCCTCCAACTTCTTGAAGCGCCTTGATCAGCCAAACTTCAGAGCCCTGCGTGACAGCGGTACTAATGTTAGCCATTCTTTCACTAGGCTTTCTCTGTCCTGTCTTATCAGTGAACCCATATACTGCTACAACTGCTTTACCTGTAGAAGGAGCTGGCATAGTAAGAAATTCCGTATTTTCATTCTTAACTACTTTTGCTGTTTCTGGCTCGGGCTTAAATCCAAAGTCTTCGGTCAGTGTAGCACATCCACTTGTAGTCAGTACTAATGCTAATAGCGCAAGAAATTGTTTCATTAGAACGAAAAATCTCCTACAGGAACGTCAAATTCGGAAACGATATCACCATTGGAATCTGTGACAGTTACGTATATTCTACCGCCCTCTTGTTTCCATGCAATTATATCTCCAAATGGAGTAGTTGCTTCGTACCATTCTCCTTCTATTGTTTCTCCACCACCTTCACCGAATAGCGAGTCCGCTATATTCTTAGAGAGGGTTGCATAAATTCTAGACTCTAAATTGTTCTGGAACTTATACGCATTGGTAGATTTCAAATCACGTTCTGCTTCGTCTTCCCGTGCCTTTTTCTCGTCCTTAATCTCTTTTCTTCTATTAGCCTCTAACTGCTCTATTGTCAGTATGTGCGAACTGTAACCGTTGCCATTAAAAGCTGGAGATACAAATACATGCGTCAGCTCACTTGCTGTCGAATGAGATGTCATCACCGCTGTTAGTACTATCACGGTTGTTATCAAATATTTTTTCATAATCGTTTTTATCCTGTTGTTGTAAGATCATGTCCAGTTTAGTTTTGAGCCTAATCAAGTCATTATCTAACATTCTTACTCTATCGATCAGTGCTATCAGTGTCATATGTGACTCGCCAATAACCGGATCGACCTCTTCCGTTACCCAGTTCCAGATATAGTATATGAAGTACCCTAGTCCTACTGCGGCTATAATTGGAAAGCCGTATTGCGAGATCATCTCAGCAATATTAAGTGTTTCTGCCTCAGGCATCTTCTTTATCTGATCCTATTTTCATTAACCATCCATTTTCGTTTACAACGAAAGTATCTCCTGGCTTATATAAGTGGTTGTTTTTAGCTGTTCCATCTTTTTGAACACCCATGACTTCTCCTTCCCACTCTCCCTCAACTTTAAAATGTGCGCCAACTTGGTTAATATTATAATCAAGCCAAAGCATTATCTGTATCCTCAAATGCGTCCATAATATTGCCTCTATGTTCGAAGTAGCCACTAGGACCAACTACAAACGTATCCCCTATCTTCAATAGACCTTCATCGATCATATGAAACTTATCGTCTGGATTGTCTTTTTTGACAACCCTAAACCCGTTATCGAACTTCATTAAGTCGTAGTCTTTATAGTACATTAATCTTTCCTCGCATCTTTCTGACCATCGGCTCTCGCCACTCTATCCAGGTCTGGGCTTACATTGTGAGCGTGACAAATCATGAGGTCTATTCTCATGACTTCATTGTTCATCGTCTTAATTCTATTATCTAAGGCTTGTGCAAAGCCTCTTTGTGTTTTGATGTCCGACAATACTCCGTCGAGGATAAACCTTAGCGTAAGAAACACGAAAAATCCACCTGACAGGGCTGCCGCAATTGGAAACCCAACATCTGCTATCAAACTTAGCACGTCCATAAATTCACTCCTTTACTATAGTTATTTATAAAAAAAGGCTCGTTAGAGCCTTTAAAATTAGTAAATAAGTGTGAAGATACTCAGTCTTCCTCGTCTGGATCCCTATCACCACTATATTCTATGAATCCTATTAACATAAGAGTCGCAAATATGTCACCAACTGTGCCCATTAAGATGTATGGAAGACAGTAGTAGAATAGTTCAATGTAACCAAGCTCATACACGATGAACATTGCCATCAATAGAATCATGCGTATCTGCCACATCTCAGATAGATTTCCCTCTTCTATCTCTATTCGCATATCTTTCATTCCGATAAGAACTTGAGTAGTGATGAAGTAAAATAAGGAAGAGTATCCGCCAAGTATTATCATGATGATATATTCTGCTTCTGGGAGGGGATTGACAAAAACTCTAGCTAGTATTGCTAGACATAATGTATAGATGAATATCAAATTGCTTCCTCTTTTTGCTTTTGTATTTTGTCTCGTAAATCTTTGACTGCGGTCTTAATCGCATCTTCGGCAAGTACGGAACAATGTATCTTGACTGGCGGTAATGCCAACTCTTCAGCAATCTGGGTATTCCTGATAGACTCTGCATCATCTAATGTTCTACCTTTAACCCACTCTGTTAGTAGTGAGCTAGAGGCAATGGCTGAACCGCACCCGTAAGTTTTAAACTTAGCGTCTTCGATAATACCATCTTCTCCAACTTTGATCTGTAACCTCATTACATCTCCGCAAGCAGGGGCACCTACCATACCAGTACCAACTTTAGGATCTGTAATGTCGAAAGAACCCACATTGCGTGGGTTCTCATAGTGGTCGAGTACTTTGTCGCTGTAAGCCATAAGAGGCTCCTGTTAACGCATGTACTGTATTTAGTACTGGCTGCCTTCATAGTCTCCAGTGTTCTGGATTTCTTCACCAGTAGGCTCTTCAGTGGTTACATCAGCATCGATCTTACTGTAGAGATCAAGGAATGCCGCACGGGTATCAGCATCAAAACGATTGACACATAACTCGATGGCTTTCATACGATCACTGAAGATCGAGAAGGTCTGTACAATGTGGCACAACCTACGAGTTGAGATAATCTCATCAATCCCACCATCTTCGAAAGTCTTACGAATCGCTTGAGCCCACTGAACTAGTTTTTCTGTAAACTCTTTATCGTTTGCACCAAACTTTGACATGTGGTTAGTAACGATACGCTTCTCAGTAGCCGCTGTTGGGTAAGGTTGCTCAAGAGTAATAGTGAAACGCTCGAGGAATGCCTCATCGATAATCGTAGCCGCAATGAAGCGACCCTGTTCATCACCTTGACCTTTAGTGTTAGCAGTAGCAATCACGTTAAAGCCAGGAGCAGGCGTAATCACTTCACCAGTTTTCTTGATAAGAACTGGCTTGCCTTCTAGCACACCCTGTAGACACATTAGCTTGTTAGAGCCACGGTCAATCTCATCGATCATCAGTAGGGCACCAGCTTCCATCGCTTTGATGACTGGACCTTTTGCAAAGACTGTCTCGCCATTCAGCAAGCGGAATCCACCAATCAGATCATCTTCATCAGTTTCGGGTGTAATCTGAACACGAACATATTCACGTTTGGCGTTAGCACAGGCTTGTTCGATCATCATCGTCTTACCGTTACCAGACAGACCGGCAACATACATTGGGTAAAACATATTAGACTTGACGATCTTAAGAACGTCAGAGAAATATCCCCACTTCACAAAAGTAGGATCAGCAGAAGGTATGTAGACTTCATCCGAAGAGGTAGACTGGACCCTAGCAACTGCTTTTGCTATGGGAGTCTGCTCGACTTGAGGTGCGGCAACTGGTGCGGCTAAAGGAGCATTCATCTGGATCACATTGCCAGATCCTACCATCTGATAGACACCACGTGCGACACGAGGCATTTGCTTCATTAGTGTATAAGCGGCAGAGCCAGAAAAGCCCTGTTCTTCAGCGAACTTGAAAAGCTCGGCTCGCTCAAACGAGTCTTGGTTAGGATTAGATGCTACAAAGGCATCGATTAGTTCAGCTTGGGTTTTTGAAATATTCATCATAATATAGGTACTCTCTTCATTGGTTAATCTCAATCTATACAAGTATTATAGCAGGTTGAGCCACAATGTCAACCATTATTTTCACTTTTTATTGCTCAAATGGCTTGGTTGCAAACCATCGGACGGCATGGTCATCTTGGATATCCATTAGATCGACTTTCAGTTCGGCTAACAATACCTTAGTCTCGTGAGGTATTGCACCTGGTCGAATACTTTCTATAGTAGCGAAGGCATTCTGAGCGGCAGTAATTGCCTGCATTTTTTCTTGAACATTTTGCATTTTCATCTCCAAAGGTTTAACTCAATTTCAGATTATATTTTAACAGGATTGACACTAATGTCAACCCTTATTTTCGTTATTTATGCAACTAATTCCGCAAACTTAGTGGTAATTACTCTGTTACCCTTCTTAGATCCACTGAACTTCTTAAAAGCTCGGGCGATCTGGGCTGGGGTAGCTTCAGCATCAACTTGAAACTCATCATTCTCACCAGACATACTAGCAGACTTGTCGACCATGATGAAGCGGCGATCATATCCGTCAGCATTGTCCATGATCCAAACTCCATTATCTCTCATATCTTTCTGAGCCTTTCGTTGGGCAGTAGTGTCCCAAGGCAATAAGCGATGCTGTTCATATTTGAAGTCTCTTCGAGTACAGATGAAGAAGTTGGCTGTTTGAACATTTTTACCAGCAACAGCGTTCAACAATGCTGAGGTGTTCGAAGAATCGTATCCATAACGTGAAGCAATTTCAACTTGCTTTCCCTTGACGTTCATAACGTATCGTTTAGCCCAACCACGATCTTGGTTCTCAACATCTTTTCCGCTAATGTGTCGAGCAGGATCACTAGCTCCATCTGTCAGAGTAATCAGGTTCATCTTATGCACTGGATTAGTACGCAGGAAGTCCTGAATGGCAAACTGACTAGCTAGTATTGCCGCATTCAAAGGCGTACTACCTAAACGCTCTAGAGGTCCCATGCATCGTGGTTGCTGACCGTGAAAGAATGAAGTACGCATTGCGTATTCTAACTCACTTTTGGACATCTTATTAGAAAACAGTTCGATGAAAACCAGGTCTTCATAATCAAACTTAGTGTTAACACCACCAGCTTGTCTGATATTTGCCAATCTGTTACGTCCATTATTATCAGTAGTGAATGCAAAGACCTCGAAAGGAATATTAACTCGCTTGCAGAACTGAACCAGAGATATCGTTTGACGTATCACTGAATCGAGTTGCTGGTACATTGAGCCAGAATAATCGACTAGCATCATCATGCCGTGGTTCTTACCGTCTGCTAGTGTAGTCACTTGCTTAAACAGGTTATCGTCATACTTGTAGGCGTGAAGCTTGTTAACGTCAATCGAACCCTTAGTAGAAGTACGGGCTCTGGCTGAACGATAGGCTGCCTTACGCATCTCAAATTCTTTAGCCATAAGATTTACAACGCCCTTGTTTTCGGACATGAAAGCGTCATAATCTCTGCTCGAATCATCCATCTCGGTTTGATAATCATGTTCAGTAAGCTTTTTACGAAATTCTTTACGATTTTCTAGCACTTCTTTATAGCCAACTTTAACTATATCGTAGACTGCACGGTTCATGCCTTGAAGAAACAGCTTATCAGTTTCTTCAACTAGATCACTCATATTCTCACGTTGAGCTTTCTCAGTTTTGATTTCAGGAAGATTTTCAGGTACATCATCAGGCGAATTACCAGCACCGCTACTGACTGAACTCTCAGAATTCTCTTCAGACTTCTCTTCAGACTCCTCGCCGCTAGAAGATTTCTCACCCTCTTGATCAGACTCTTCACTTTCACCAGAAGCTTCACCAGCTCCGGACTCTTCGCCCTCATCACCATCTTCATCAGAGTCGGATTCTGATTCCGAAGGCTCACCCTCTTCACTCTGCTCTTCAGAACTCTCACCGAATAGATCGGCTATGTCTTGGGCAGTCATTTCGGACTCTTCAGACTGGCTTTGACCGTTCGTGGTCTCATCACCGTCTTCTTGCTCCTCTTTCTTGCCGTCACCTAACCAAGCGACCAATTCTTTACAAACATTGGCAACATCTTCGAAAGTTTCGACAGCCATTGCTTTTTTGAAGTAAGGCATTTCCTCTTCAGAGAACTCGACTTCGACTAGATCACGACCCTTAGCTTTAAGGTTCAATCGATCCATGAAACCCATTTCGTTAATGTCATTATCTTTGGTACCGAATATGTCTCGATTCATGAGACCAAGATAACCACGTTTGAAATTAGAAACTAGACCAGGATACTTGTCAAGAACTTTACGCTCGATGCGGATATCTTCGACAACGTTCATATAAGAATGTGGAACACCAGGAACGGTGATCTCTTCTTTAGTCTGTGGGGTAAATAATGCGTGACCAATTTCATGACCAATCAGAAGATCGGTCTCATCAGCAGACATCTCTTTCCAGAGAGGCAAACCAAGAGTACGATTTTCTACATCAAAAAATGCTGTGGGATAGTTGCCCTGCTCAACACTGATATTCTCGTTGGCAAGCAATCTGGCTAATACTGACTTTGACTGTAACATCTCTTTCTCCTCAATCTATGTATCTATTATATCAGGCTGGACAGCAATGTCAACCTTTATTTTCATTTATTTTAAAATAAATTCTTTAATAGACCACCAAAGAGCATGATAAACATCACTGTATTGAGAATGATCAGTGCCCTGTCATTCCATAGTATAGACACCCATAACCACATTACGGCACCTGCACTACCAAAAGCCAAGTCTAGTACATGATATTCGACACCGGCATATCTAAAAGATACCGACACCAGAACAGCCATCGTTGCGATCCACTTAACGTACCATACTAAAGGCGTTTTCTTTTTACTCATTTATATCACTCTTTTCATCATTAAGAGTATATTATAACAGGTTGGACGGAGATGTCAACCTTTATTTTACTGAGGAGCTATTGGAGATAACATTTCATCTTCAAATTCTTCTAATTCTTCCGCAGTTATTTCATGTCCATGATATGTATATTCTACCTCAGGTTCATCCTTTAGGACTTCAGCCCATCCAAACCATATGTAAAATAAGGTCGTAGCTAGTAAAAAAGCTATTATCATGTACAGTGTTTCTTTATTCTTTTCAGTCATCGTCTTCTAGACCCTCGTCTAATATATTTCCATGTTCATCGCTTTCTTCTAGCGATACGGTACAATGTATTTCCCAGTAGCAACCTCGCATATCCCAACCATCTGCTTCGATGCCCTCTTCATACTCTTCATCATAGATGTCGTAGATTTTATCTAGCATCTCATCTTTCTGTTCGACACTCAAGACTCCTTCGTCTCCAGCACCGCTAGAGGTGTACTGATTTATCGCCCAGTCACTCCAGCATCCATCGTGTGCCTGAAGAAACTCGTGATCGTAATCATCTACATCGATCCAATCTAAATCGGCGGTGGGCAAAAACGGCCATGAGGTGTGATCGGCGCCATAGGATTCTACAGCTTCGTCAAAGGTAATATCACGCTCCTTGAGCCAGTCATCTAGTTCACCCAGTGTTTCAGGAACTTTTACTACGAAGCTTCCGCCACGATAGCCTTCCTCTTTAACTAAGTGTGTGCTGATACCATCGATTTCTTTGGTAAACCTAGTGTACTCGACCATGCTCTTTTTATGATCTGGCGTCATTAGATAATATCTCATATCTTTTCTCCTATGCTACCTGAAACCAATCAGGAATTTCACGTTTAGTCCAAGCCATCTTGAACCTCTCTTGTTTTGTGTGATAGAATGCACGATATGATTTTACGACATCTTCCATCATACACTGCGGTGCCGCACCCATCGCTAACGGCCATTTAGACATTTCACCCTTTGGTATGTTCGTGGGTTGCTTCTCTAAAGCCTCTAGCAACAACGATTCACTTTTGTGTACTTTACCATAGCGATACGTGTACTCTTTACAAAGTGCTTTGAAATGCACCCAGTGCCAAGAGTAGTTACCGCTATTCATCATCGTCCACACAGTGCATGGATGATTGAAGTGTACAGCTTTGTAAAACGTTTGTTCACGCCAGTCTGGGAGCGTGTAGTGCGGCACCATTCTTTTGCCAGACTTTGATGGACGTTTTGACATTGTACCATCGAGCATTCGATGTGCCGTAGATAGCATTTGGGCGCTCTCGACAATCATCTTTACCACGTGCTTATCGCATTGCATATTAGCGGCGATTACGGGATCTCGGTGTAGTACAAATACGTTCATCAGTGGTTTCTTCCTCCATTGAACACACACACGAAGTGTAGTCCCAAATCAGAGTCATTATAGACCCTATGGTATTCTCCTGAGTCTACTAGTATTATGTCACCAGCATCGACAGGAAATGTTTTGTCATCGATCTGCATACTGCCTCTACCTTTAGTAAAGTGATACACTTCTTCTTGACCTTCGTGTGAATGACCAGAGGTCATTTGCTTGGCTCTGAGCATAGTACTACTCACAGTCAAGTCTTTTAGGTGGTTGTTGTCCTTGACAGTGTAAACATCTGTGTCATGAACAACTTCCCCACCCACATCGGCAATACTAACTTTAAGCATTAGACATCTCACCGATTTCAATTTGATCTTCTGCAAGACCATCTTCAGCAATCAGAGAGGTTTTAAGCCACTCTACTTGCTCTTTGGTGAACATCTCATACATCGATGTCCAACCAGACTTCTTCGTTACTTTCAAATAGAACATATATTATCCTTTTTCATGTTGTACCAGGCTATTATACACGGATTTTAAATACCTGTCAAGTTAATAATTACCGCTAGGATTATTAACATTACGATCAGGTACAAGGAAACATTCCAGATTAATTTGAAAGTTCCCCATACCCAACCTAACCACCTCATGCCGCAATCCCAACCTTATTAAAACGAATGTACTCAGTACGGTCGCCTTCGGGCATCATGACATATGACTCAGTGTAGGTCTCGTGGTTTCTGTTGGCTATGTATAACCCATAACCATTTCTCTGAAGAATGTAAGGTACTTCCCACTCCTCGCAAACAACACTATCATCCTCTTCAAGATGACAATGTAATAGGTACTCTTCAGACCCCTCATCACTATACTCAATCAGACGAGTAACGCTATTCTTCAGAGCGGAATACTCCACGCTAGAAATAACTCCAACGTTCTCAATAACGTAGGTCGAGCCGCCTTTGAACTTCCAGTACTGAGGACATTCACCCTCACCGTCCCAATCATGGGCGCCATAGTTCTCACGATACTGCGTTTGAATTACTAGTTTCATACTAAGTCCTCATCATTTAATCCACCGAGTGCTTCAATTTTCTCTAGCACTTCGTTCTCATCACCCATATAGGCATTAGCCATTATAGCTTGATACTCTGCCCACAACTCTTTTATCTTATCTTCCCTACTCATAATATTTCTCCATTTTTTTAACATCAGATTATATTATAGCAGGTCATCAGGAATTGTCAACCCTTTTCTTCCACAATTTTTCAATTATTTCCCAGTCATAGGTGATCTCTTTGGTCTTACGATTTCTATCATAAGCCATTTCAATCCCGGTGTATTCCTCAAGGTAAGCTACAGCTTCTTTAGCTGTCGGGAACTCTTTGATTCCGTTTTTGTTATTCAGATTTGGTTTTGCTACCCACATATTATATCCTTAATGTATATGATCTTCGATGGCTTGATAGAGGACATCGTAGTATTGTTGATCGTCATTAACGATATCTAGTTCTTGCTCAGTAAGAGCAACTCCATCAGCAGTTTCAGCATACGCAATGAATGCGTCACAGAACTTTGGATAGTCCTGCATGTCGATTCCCTCGACTTCAATGTTAGTTAGATTATTTAAATTTGTCATATTGACTCACTTTCTTTAGTTTATACACATATTATAACAGGTTGGACCACAATGTCAACCTTTATTTTAACTCTTTTCAGAGATATATACCTTGTATGCCTCGATTACTTTGATTGGCATAGCGTATGGGTTACGTTGAATAAAGATCATCAGTTGATCCCAGGTTAATCCTAGAAACTCACACTCTTTGTTCAAAACAGTCGTTGCACCTTTAATTCTCATATCATCACTCTTTTCATCAATTTATACATGTATTATAGCAGGTTGGACAGCAATGTCAACCTTTATTTTCAAATTCCCTTCAATTTTCTGTATTTTTCTCGTAGAGCTACGAACTTGTGGAGATGATTCAAAGGCTTCTCGATGAATACCTGAGGCTCATTATCATCGACAGCAATAACTGTGACGATCTGTTTGATTGGAATACCAGTCATCTCATAGAAACAAGCGGCATAAACCGACTCTTGAATAAAGTAGCTTTCTACATATTCGATTCTTTTTGGACGTCTGGATGTCTTGTAGTCGATGATCGATAGAACACCGTCCCACTCTGCAATACAGTCAACTCGACCAGCTACCGAAAGCTTCTCACTGTAAAGTGGAACTTCTTGCATCCAGACGTTATCTAGATGCTTGTCTAGAACGGTCTTGATTGTATTGAATGTGAATAGATTTGCGGGCATTGCGCCCTTCTTCCAATTAGCGTCATTGTTGACGTAATCTTCTGCGAGTTGGTGAACGGCAGTACCACGAGTGGCAGCCTGATTCATGACTCTATTAGCTTCATCTTCTCCTACACGTTTTCTCCAAGCATCTAATCCAGATTTATCTTGGACACTTAGAACTGTAGTTACTGATGGTAGAACTGCACCGGATGGCGTAGTATAAAATCGTCCTTTATCTGAGGTGTCTGCTGACATCTCCTGGACAACTAAATTGTGATCAACGTGTGTAAACATAATATTCCTCTCAATTGAATATATATTATACTACACTTTTAGGTGGTTGTCAACCTTTTTATCCGCCTATTATCACTTTAGTTGAACCGCTTATGATAGCTCCCATATCAGCGACATCTCCTACTCTGTTTGCAGAAAACCCTCCACAGAATACTTTAGTCGAGCCTGGACCAGTTACAGCGGCATGAGGAACACAAGATGAGCCAGCGAGAATGGTGTGAGGAGCTATAGCATCGCCCACTACGGCTGCCATTTGACCTTGAATGAATACCTTAACTGCTTTAGTTGCTACGATAGTCGAAGTAACATCGCATGGATGCCCTGTAAGAATATCATCAGTGTTTCTGGCTGCCATTGGCATATGCTTATTCCTCTATGCTAGTGCTTGTACGATACTTATAAAGCTTTGAGCTTTAAAGTGATTCGATTGGTTCAATGTGATTGCCGAATCCGATGTAGTGAAAACGTGAGATTCTTCGATAGTCACAGGATTTGGAATAGTTAGGGACATCAACGTGAGCAACGCAGGACTAGATGCCGCTAGTGCGGCTGTATGAGTAGTAAAGGTCTGAGTTGTGTAATCTTCCATAAGGCAAGAATAGGAAACACTAAACGGATCATTCTGTTGAGTGATAGTCACATTATCAGTGCCGGCAGTGAAATTAAAGTTTGCATTGTTAGGTGTTGAGACAGAAGTTACTGCCGTTCCTCCAGCATCTTCAAAAGACACGTTCACAGAATATCCATCGTTTGCATACACGGGAGGTAATCTAGTGATCTCTTCGCCAACACCAGTATTGCCAGCAAAGAATGCGTCTCCGCTTTGATCGCTTGCAATATTAGAGTTTGCACCTAAAAGAGCAGTGGTTGCCATGCGTTTACCTTATTAAAGATGATCCAGCGTTGGCTGCCAAGAATACAGCGACTTCTGCATTAAGTAATTGTTTACCAACTCTAGTTCCATCTTCAAGTTCAAAAATTCTTATTCTAGGTTGTTCTGCCATCTTATCCTCTCAGCAATTTCTTATCTGTTAAGTCTGCGATTTCAGCATCTTCTCCAAAATCCCAGCCCATTTGTCCGAGGGATTCTGGTCGAATCTCAACGAGAAGGCTTTCGCCCTCCCGTCCTCGAGTTTCATTACCGTCAGCGTTTAGCTCGGTCATGCCTTTTAATTTTTGTTTGTAATTTTCCATAATAGTATTTATAGTCCTTGTCTGTCTCGTTCTAGAATATATGCCTTGACTAATGCACTACGTACAATGTCAGACGCTTGGAATTCAATGAATTTAAACTCTTTCATACGTTCAATGATTCTCATAAAAACTCGTAAGCCAGACATCTCTTTCTTACGCTCACTAGTCAAATCATCTTGCTTAACGTCACCGCAGAAAATGATTCTGCAATTTTCGCCAACACGTGTCATGACTGTGTGGAGTTCCTGATCGCTCATGTTTTGAACCTCATCTACCACAAGGATGCAATCATCGAATGTGGAACCTCTGAGGAATGAGGTAGATATAAACTCTACTTGATTTCGTTGCTTAAGTATCTCGTAAGCATCACCTCGATTAAACAGCTTGGATGCGATATCATAGTAAGGAGCTTCATAGACTTTCATCTTATCCTTCTGTGATCCAGGTAAAAAACCAATGTCCCTAGTCGGCACAATCGACCGGACGATATACACTTTTTTGTAATATGAGTTTTTTGCCATGACTTCCTTGAGTGAGAAGAGTAATCCTAGAAACGTTTTACCTGTTCCTGCGATGCCGTGAAGCATCAGATTATCTCCATTATCCCAAGCATCGAATGCAACAGATTGATTATCTGTCATTGGTCCGATGTCTTTACTGACTGTAAAATTTGATGTGAGGTTATTCTCTGTGTCTAATATTCCTTGCTGTCTAAGTACTCGCCGTTGCCTTTTGGTTAACCGCTCTTGTTGTTGTGCAGGCATGTGAAATCCATCCTTATCTAGTTTGTATTTTAGACCCCGGATTGTTTTTATGAATGTTCTTCATTAGTGAGTTAAAACTATCTGGTGTCTTGATGACTCCCATACGATGTGGATCACCCAAAGACGGAGCTTTAGTGATGACTTGTTTCATATTGGGATTGGAAGACAGGTAAGATTCACGATCATCCATTTTCATAATCTTATCAACTTGCTCACCAGTTTCGATGTTCTCGAAAGTGTATATCGGCATTATTTATTCTCCAATTTATAAAAGAAAGGCGACCCTGAGATCGCCTTCATAGTGTACCCATCATGGATATTTATATCTTCATAACGCTGTTATGCTACCATTTCGTAAATTTCTTTCCAGTTATTTACCCTAGTAACATCGTCATGACTATAATACGCATTGTGGTCATGATTGATCAGTATCGCATTAAGTCCCAATTCGGCACCTAGTTCAGCGTTCTGTGGTTTATCTTCGACCCAAATACATCCTGTATCCATGTAAGGCTTAAGTGCATCATCTTTATCTGCACCAGTATCTAAGCAAATGATCTTCTCAAATGCTGTCTTACCGAATAGATTTTCGATGTTTTGTTTACGTAATATACCAGCATGTTGATCGAGACTTAGACTAGTGATACAGTGAAATACGTATCCTAAATCTTCGTGCATCTTTCTCACATACTTGAGTGCATCACGCAGAGGTGGAATGCAACAGATAGCCGCACTCTCGTTGAAGTGTTTAATGAGTCCCTTCATCTCAGCTTTAGGTAGCCCATAAACGGCACCCAATTCGTATTCAGTAACTCCAGAAATAGCAAAATGTCCATGCTGTTCCATCCAGTTATTGAAGCTATAGAGCCAGTCGACCAGAACACCGTCACAGTCGACCAACATCAATTTCTCATTCTTTTTTATCATAATATACCTTTTCATTTGATGCTGTTATTATAGCATCGTTTCATTATAAAGTCAACCCCTAATTAAAGAAAGTGTCCTTGTGCTTATTCTTAGCACGTCTAGCTTCTTTGATACTAGCCTTACGCTTGTCGTATCGCTTTGAGTCTTTCTTCTTGAATCTGAGTTCTTCATTCTTCTCAGCCTCATCTTCGATCCACTCACGAAACTTCTTACCTTTGCCCATCTGTCCATCACTCTTTTTGTTGGTGTAACGTTATGCTGGTTGAGTACCAGCTTCGGTCTGCGTTTCCCACGATTCAGTCTTGACCTTAGCTGGTCGACCACGCTTCTTTTTTAGAGGTGTGGCAGGAACTGGATCTGAGATAATTCCATCAAACGCTTCGTTAATGGTCTCTGCCAATAATTCGGCAAAAGGCTCTTTACGTAACATCTGTAGAAGCAACTTAGCGTCTGCCTCATCAACAGTTTCCAGTATTTGAATGAACATGGACTCTTTCTTAACAGTGTTAAGATTTTCACCTTCTTTCATTTCATTAACAAAGTACGACAACTTACGTGCCTCACGATACAACATGCCGTGCGATTCTAGATGCACAGATGGTGTGTATGGTGGTGCGCTAGAAGGGATATTAAAACTCCACTTCTTGTCGTACATTAATATGAGGATATTCCTCAGTTCGATTGAGTTGTTCTCTCTCAAGTATGCTATCTGTTCAGACGGCTCTTTCAATTCACAACATTTAGCAGTAATTTCTGCTAGTGATTCTGTAGTCATATTTAAAACTCCGATATACTTTCCATTAGATTTCTTAATTTATTCTTAATGAAGTAATTGATTAACTGGCTTCGATCTTTTGGATTCTCTGCGTCATACTCACTAAGTATCTGATTCTTGATTGGGTCTGGGACCTGCGTCAAGTCGATCATTGCCTTATTGCGTAAATAGTTTCTCTTTACTTCGTTATCCATATTATTTATATCAGCCCAATCGAGCAACCTTTTCTTGGTCACTGGTCTTTGACGGATACCCATAACAAGTGCATTGTCTGCTGACAGAACGTTAGGAACACCATCACCTGCATCGCCCTTAATGATATGCTCGTGTAAGAACGTATCTGGGTTAGCATTAGAGATCCAACGCTTGCGTGTAGGATCATATTGTTTAACGTTTGCATATGTGTGCAACTGAACGTAGTCTTTGTCTCCTGAGAGAATTAGAATAGGCTCACCTGTGTTCAAAGTAGTGCCTTCTTTGTGTACGATAGTACCAATGATGTCATCTGCTTCACACGTTTCGATCTGTATTACTTTATACGGAAAGTATGTTTTAAGCTCATCACGAATACGATTCAGTGAAGTAAATACAGCGTTCCAATCTATCTCTGAGGACTCACGTGCTTTTCTTCGACCCGCTTTATAGTACGGGTATATGTCTCGTCTCCAGTAGTTCTTATCATCACAAGTAATAAGCAACTCACCGAATTCACGATGGAACTTCTGTCTATTGAATCTCAGAGTATTAAGAATCATGTGTCTTAACATGTTCTCATCTACTTGAGCATTTTGGTGATTTCCAATCTGCATCATCATATTGGAAATCATAACTTGGTTCATATCAACCAGTATCATAATATTCTCCTTGTTTGTATTATTGATGTATTATAATAACACAAACTGGCCGGCTTGTCAAGTAATTTCTTCATCTTCTGCTTTGTACATCTCATCTAGAAACTCTTCTAGAGCCTCACTGTAATCCATTTCTTCATCTTGAAACACCTGTTCAGATATATGCTGATAGTGATAATCTTCGCCAACACTCCTAAACATTAGAGCCCTAACCGTCTCGATCAAGGACATAATGTCTAGCACAGATTTAGGTCGATTTGCCACATCGTATCCCATCTCATGCATAGCAGTTACTACATCACGGGCTACATCAATCGAAAACCTCATTATAACTTTCTTATCATAGTCCTCGAATAGAGCTTCGGACTCTTTTGTTTCCTCTGCTCTTTTCTTAAGTCTTGCTGTGAAGTCTATGACATTGCTCATTGTAGTACCTTAAGTATGATGGTATCCCTATTAATACGACCGTCTGTCGTATTCTCTTTGGTCTTTAATGCTTTCAATTCCTTGAGAGACTTGGCTTTACTACCTTTACCCAGAAGGGCTATGTACTCTTCAGGCTTTCTAAGCATCTTCTTAAACGATCTTTCAGCACAGAATCCAGTTACAGTACTACCTTTCACCTGAAATCCATCTCTTCGATCAGACACCAGATACTTCATGACCCTAGTCTTAGTATTGAACAAGTACATGGATTCAGCACCCACCATCTTTTCAGGACTGACACTAGCGATCTTGAACTCCGATGAAGAAGGCAAGTATAATACCTTAGCCACTTGCTTATGTGCGGGAGTAGCTTTTTTAGTGCGAGGCTTACGTGTTGCTTTCTTGCTGACAAGAAATTTCTCACAGTCAGTAATGATATTGCTAACGAACTTGTAGAATGCCTTCTGCTGTTTAGGAGTAAAGTTGTCATATCCCTCAATAAGGTCTTCTGTCTTATCTTCGACTAGTTCACGCAACTCTTCCTGAACGCTCTTATAATACTTAATAGTATCGTGGGCAGTCTGTGCGGCAGAGTTCAACTTGATCATCTCATTATAGATCGACCAATCTTTATCTAAAGTACCCTGTGTAAATTCGTCAACAAAGCCTTCGATCTCTCCTATGAACTCATTAGTCTTTTCGCCCAATAGTTCGGATGGACTCTTTCGCTTTACAGGCTCAGAAGCTTCTGGATCAATCACAGTCTTTACAGTCTTACCATAAGCGATAACGTTATTCAAATTAGTCTCTAAGAAACTCTTTGCAGATTTACTCAACACACAGCCATCTCTTTCCATCTTACATAATGATGCAAGTGTCGAGCTAGTACGCCAGTCATCAGCGGCTTTATAGTCTTTAAGATCCGAAGGACGATTGTCTTTGATCCAAGCTATAGTCCAGGCTAAGTAACTCTTCTTATCATAGAAGTACCCGTAATGGCGCATAGTCTCCATAGTTCGAGCTTCATATTTTTCAGCAGGGACACTAGACCAATCGGTAGTCTCTCTACCAATATGACCTTCTTCTATCAACTTTACGGATTTGCTTTTTCGAGGTGCTGACCTCATTACTTTTTTTGCTGATTTAGCCATTAACTAACTCCATTTCGATTTATGTATACATCCTAACACACTATGAGGAGCTTGTCAAGAGGTTTTTTAATAAATCTTCCCATTGTTCTTTTCTTCGTCTCCAGGAATATATAGCATCTACGGTATGTTTAGCAGTATTAAGATGTTCAATTAACCTCTCTCGCTTTGTCGGATTTGAATACACATTTAGAGCATTCTCTAATTCGTGTAGAAATTTGACGCCGTGAGTCGGTCTATCTTCTATAATGCCGTACATTGATGTAACGCCCAAGCACATTTCAGGAAAAGAACCTGTAGAAGAATGTATGCACATACAGCCTGCAGAAATAGCTTTCAGTAAAGGAGTGTACGACATCTCAGGATAATCAGTAGGGTACACAAATATGTGTGCTTCCTGCATATAAGATAGTAGTTCCTTTTCGGTAGCATCTCTGAACACACTGACTTTAGGATTATCTCGTATATCATTAGACAGTGATTGAAGCGATGGAGTCATCTCTTCAGGATTTGTTAGATTTGTTACGACTATCATACGTGTATCTTCATGCATCTTTCTAGTAAGCTTTTTAAAAGCACCATAAGCCAGGTCGAGTCCTCGATTCATTTCACCCACATACAATATATTAGTAAATTTCTTAGGCTTATTTCTAGAAAGTTTGTTAGGTACAGTGTCTATAGCATTACGTAGAACTATTCCAGCACCATAAGGTATATCTAAGAATAGATTATACATTTGCTGTTGCCAGTGAGACGCAAATATGATTGCTTCATATTCTTTCCATCGACCATCTTCTAGACATTCAAGCGAAGGATGATCAGCAGGCACCGACGGCATGAAGATAGTCCTCACACCGTCAGTTACCTTACTGGGAGATGTGACAAACTCGAACTCATCGAGTAATGTGTGCTTAACGTCTCGCCTAATAAGGTCTAACGTCAAGTCAACACTGGTCACAATCGCAGAGTTTCGACTATTGGACTCCATTAGGCAACAACTGTCCTGCCACATCACGTAAGCTATCCCATCTGAATGATCTCCAGCCAACAGCGTCTACATCCCAAACAGGTAATGCAAACTCGTTAGACTTTTTCTTGCCCGCAACTGTGCCCTCAATAGGGGGCGAAACCACGATCAGGGATTCACTCAACGTAGCATTCATCTCTCTACGTGCGCCGTTTGCTTTAATGAACTCGATCCTTACTGATCCAGCTTTAAGCATATCTTTTATTTCATCTTTAGTCATTATATTCTCCATTTTCATTTATTAAAACTTCATTCACTTTTTGAGCTAGTTGCTCGTATCCACCGATGTGTTCTTCATTCCACAATATCTGTGGCACGACATTCTCACCGGGAAATCTCTTCTTGAAATCCTCAACATCATCTTCAACAAGTCTGTACTCATATTCCATCTCTGCCGTTTGGCATAACTGAATACACTTTAAGCACCAAACACAGTTGGCTGATCCGTATATAACAATCATCGTTGTTCAGGTTTCCATTTATTGATAAATTCAAGCTTTTGCTCGATTGACCACTCTGCGAGGTAATCATTCTCCTCATCGAATAGATCGAGTATGCCATCAGTGTCATATGTTTGCATATCGATAATATTTTCACCTAGCCACTTTTGAGAGAACTCGGACACGTCTTCACAAGTGACGGCATCTAATGCCCACTTAGGATCGACAGGAACAGAGGTGTTCTCAAGTTGTAGTTGGCTTTTAGGTACACAATACTTTTGTCGGAACATACTTACAGTTGTAACTACGATGTACTCTTCTTCTTCAGACATATATTTTCCTTAGTCATCTTGCATTTATTAGTGTATGATACACCATCAAGTCACGTTTGTCAAGTCTTAATTGAAAAGTTTTTTCCAAATAGAAGTATTTTCTTCTTCAGATCGGGCTTCTTCAGCTTCAGTCTTAGCTTCTTCCATGTCACTGTTTGCTTCTTCTATAGCATCTTCGGATTCTTGATAGTATCCTTCATAAGCCGCAACAATGGCTTGCTGTTGTTGAATGTATGCTCTTAAGTCTGATAGGTTGAGTCCCAAGTTTTGATAGCCTTCATCAGTCACACCAAAAATTGCAATTGATCTACCAGATTCTTTTACCTTATTGAACTGCTCTTCTACGTTTTCAGGCGTAATGATAACCCAATCAATCTTTCTCTGAAATAGTTGATCCGAGACTGGTAGAACTAGCTTTGGCTTTTCAATGGGCTTTGCCGATACCGTGATCGGCTGGGGCATACTACTGCAACCACTAATTACTGTTATAATTGTCAAACAACCAAGGACATTCACTATTGAACTTCTTGCCATTTTCTGCCTCCTTCTCTTTATCTGTTAATGGTGCACCAGAAAGCAACTCAAAACATCTACCTGCTTTCAGAGATGCTCCATTGATAACTCTTTCTACTAAACCAGGTTTATTCTCTGCTAGATTACCTAGATCATGTCTACCTAGTTTATCTGATAGAACTCTGTTTTGTTGTCTGATAGCTGAAAACTCCGAGTTAACTTTAGTCAACTGTTCGTTTGCCTGAGCATATGATTGTTGTAAAGACGTTACAGCGTCTTCACTGATTTGAATGGCTGTCTCCAGCTTTGCGTTGTTGGCATTTAAAATGCGTAAACGCTCTTGTGTGTCATTGTAATACCAGTAGAATGCACCGATAGTCATGACTGTGATTATTGCAAATATTCCTGCTAATCTCATATTATTCCTCCTATGTTTTAATATCTATAAGGTTTCCAGTTCGACTAGCGGCTTCAACAATTCTCACTCGCTTCTTACTAGCGGTGTTGACTTTATCTGCAACTATAGGATACACAGCAGGTATAGCAATTTGCTCACTTCTTTGTATTTCCATCTGCCTCATTAGGACGCTGTTTGTCATCTCTACTCGCATCTACCTTTTCCTTCTTTCCGAATATGGTATCCCAGTTATCTCTACCCTGTTTTGAAAGGGCTTTAGATCGGATGCTATCTCCGGTTATATCATTTTTTGTACTCATTCTTCCTCTTCTTCATCATCATATATACACGCTCTTATCGTTATTAAAACTACCACAAACAAAATTATTACCCATTCAATAACCGTACCCTCAAACATCTAGATCCTACTCCTATTTAGTTATAGTAGAAGCTTTCTCCGCATCCACATTTTCCGCTAACATTTGGGTTAACAAACTGATAACCCTCATTGAGTCCTACCTTCTCATAATCTAATCTGGTACCCACTAAATGCACCAAACTTTTAGGATCAATTATAATAACTGCTCCATCTTTTTCAATCGTGGTGTCTTCCGAATCAGAGTTTTCTAATGCATATTCTAAGTGGTAGGCATATCCTCCACATCCTGAAGTTACTACTGATACACGTACAGCACAGCAATCTGGACGATCAGCTAAACTATATTTAATTCTCTCAACTGCCTTTTCACTAATGTCTATCACAGCCCTATTAGACCCCATCCATGATTTGCTATTGCATTAGTTATAATGGCTACGCAAGTTATCATATGTGTAAGCCACCAAACTGTTCTAATACCTGCTACCGTATTTGCTTGTCTATCAGTTTCACCAACCTTTTCTCCTAGACTCTTAGCCCAGATTCTCCACCATTTACTCATAACCATCCTATTAGAATGTTTATCATTATTAGATAAACGCACATTAGATTTGACAATACTATGAACGTACGGATATATGAGATTCTATTCTCGTTAGTCGCATCATATCCATCTTCCTCATCGAAAGATCCTAGAGCGTGTTTCCATACAGTCCATAACTTTTTCACAATTCATTCAATGTCTTTTATTACGGCATTATGAATAGCGAACATTCCGCAGTCCATGCCTCTGTCGTAAGAGTTGCCGCTCAGTCCCATGACTTCATACAACGTATGTCGATAAGATCCTTGATCTAACATCGAGCCTTGAAATATTTTTCTAGAAACTGCATACATTGCATGTTCCTTCTCATCATATGAAAGTGCATCCCACCAAGCATCATTGAGCTTTTCGAATTCTTTTCTACGACTATCTCTTTTTGTGGTTTCTGCTAAATCTGCAATTTCTCTGTCCATTAGTCCCATAACCCTTCGTAATATTTACCAAATAATTCAAACCCTTTTGTGATACGTGATTGATACTCTTCACGTCCTTCGCTATCGACCTTAAACGTGTCGTTCTCTATATCGCCCGAATAAAACTGTTCTTCCCAATTGTTGTTCTTACTCTCAAAGGCAAAGATCATATCATCGAGAATGTTATTCCATTCTTCTTCAGTGAGACTTGAGGGATAACCATGAGTAGTAGCCTTTAGCTGTTTAAGCATAGGAACAACAATATGCGCTAAAGTAGTATCCATACTCCAAGTATCATACTTATGTATATCAACTTTAACACTTTGTTCCTTGTTATCTAGATATAAATTTATCGTATGATCGTATACCCAATCGATCATGCCGTCTAAAGCTTCGACATAGAAGTCAAAAGATTCAGAACTATCTAAGAACCTATCGCCATACTTTGTCTCCATGTAGTTCTCATGAACACTTGAGCGCCAGCGGGATGCGTAAGGACCAATTTTTACTTTCATTTTACTATCCAATTCATGTTTAACCAATCGTGATCTTCGTCAAGCAACTCAATTTTGTCACCGTGTATGTCTTTAAGCTGTGAATATATGCCGGTAATAGACATTCTCATACCATAAGATTTCTCATGGCAGTGATATCTACTGCTACTCTTTCCTCTAAAAACATAGCACTCATCTACGTATTCAACACTCACGATTCCACTGTTTATTTTCCAGCTATCACCGTATAAGTATCCACCGCTCCATCCAGCAAGTACTCGATAGTGCGATTTGTCACCTTGAGACAGTTTAAGTATTACCCACGAATCTGGGTGAACTACATCAGGCACTGTCAACTTCTAACTCTGTTTCTCCAAATACCGATGGTGCAAGTTTTCGTGCCTCTTCCATGTGGTACTCACCTGGAAAATGCTTAATAGCGTAATACGCTTTAAGTCGTATCTCTTTGGGCACTCTAGGAGTTTTCTTAGGGTCCATTAATTCTACTAGAAACTCACGAGTGTTTCTAACAGCATAGAACCTTTCCTTAGGCATGGTCATTAGATGATACACTTAATGTGTTTAGCATCTATGATTGCCGCTTTCTGACCATCGATTGTTACAGGCATGGACTCTTTCCAGTTGAGGTACACCTCTACTCCAACCATTAACTCTGGCATAATACTAGCAACTGTTTCACTAACACTCAGTACGATACCTGGCTTAACAGCCTTGTCAATATCAGCAGTTAGAATAATACCACCTGCCGTGGTGGTAGATTGTTCTGCTTCAGTGAGCAAAACGTTGTTATGTAGCATCTTCATATTAATCCTCAGTTTTTTGTAAAGACCAGGTATTATTACCCATGTCTGTAAATTCTATACTGTCCCCAACCTTCCAGCCGGCTTCAATAAGAAGATCGTCTGGAAAATCAAGAGCAAGTGCAGTGGGATCATCTGGATCCTGAATAACTTCGACAGTTCTAATCATCAGACAATCAATCCGCTATTAGCTGAATGATATGCCTTAGTCACGACATCATTAGTCTTAGTGACGAACACGATGCCTCCTGTGTAAAACCTAACAGACTTGGGAGAATCTTCGCCTGTAACGCAGATACCTGTGCCAAATCCGACACCTTGCTCTCCAGATACTAGCATCTTAGGATCTCCCATTTCGAGCATTGCAGGACTTTCGTTCACATATTTGCCCACATATTCTCCAGCTACAGTTATCACTGTAATGATATCATTTTTCTTAAAGCTCATTCTTCATCCTCTTCTTCATTAAGTTGTTCAAGTCTGACCTTCATCTCAGATATAAGAGCAAGTAGCTCTAAGCCAATGTCTTTATCCTCGCTTGTGTCAATGTTAATATTAAATTCAATTTTCATAATTTACCTCGAAGACTGGTTAACCCTGTCCTCTATATTTTTTAAAACTAGCCTTCTTTGATTTATTCATTGAAGACATCTTTACATTTCTACCATTGCCCTGGGAAGTCTTTTTGCTATTCGACTCTGGGCGCCATCCTCCTAACGTTTTTGCCATATATTTCTCCTATCGGTATGGGCTGTTGAACACGCACAGATTGATACTGTTTCAACTTTTCCCTCACTTCGGTGACAGTGAGGTTGGCGATTGTTTAACATTGCTGTTAAATAGCCCAAATTTTTAATTTACTAAACTCATGTGAAAGGGAAAGCATTTTGTAAACAAAACGTCTGCTAACCCCATCGCCTCTTTCTCCCATGGCTGGTTCTCATATTTATATCCACCAGCACTGCGCTTTTTCCACTGGAACTCTCCACTACTATTGTAGGATAATTCTCCACGTATGTACTGTCTCACATGAACCAACTCATGGGCAAGTGTCTGCATCTGCTCAAGGAACGATAAGTTATCACCGTTCGACTTTCTCGCTATCTGGACTTTAGCAACGTTTTTATCACCGAAACACAAGCCCATACATTCACCATCTAAAACCGTCTCAAACTTTATTATAAGCGACTTACTTCTAAGTCTATGCAGTTTGAGACTGACCAGCATGTTAGCGACATACTGATCAACCACTTTTGTATTCTTATGTCTTCCGACAAGAAAATACTCCATCATATACTACCTCAGCCTAAATGACCTTGACGAATCAATTTAGGTATAGCTGAACTAATCAATGCTACACCAACAATACACCAAAATAAAGTTTGCATTAAGGGTGGTCCCTGTATGCCAGCTTCGGTTGCAAAGTCATCAGCACCTACTGTGCCAAGTACTATAAAGATTCCTAATATAAATCTAATCATTTAACTCTCACAATATATGCTGGTTTACTGTTATCAAGAATGAGGTCTTCATTAGTGACAGGCTCCACGTAGTCTACCCACACCTCAGCAGGAATTAGATGCTCTTCTCGATAATCTAAAGCTTCTACTTGGTTGCGGAAGGTCTTAAGAACAGTCATAGCATCATCAGTAAGATTTCTTAGTACATACATAATATAGTCTCTCAATCATTCAAATCAGATACTATTATAGCAGGTTTGGCGCCAATGTCAAGCTTTTTATCAAGAAAAGTTAAAATTTTCTACAAAGTCAGGGTAATCCACAGCCTCTTCGGGCAACATTTCACCATCTTTGACTCTAAACCTAGTTACCTCACCCGTAGATCGGACATACTCTCTACCACCATCAATCATGTTTCCATCTAGGAACAGACACTCATGATGTGATCTGGAATACCAGTACTTACCATCTCTGTCTTTTACCATTCCAAACTGATATCTATCAGAAGTCTCTATCGCATCTGCGTCTGTAATCATGATTCGGGCATCATTAGCAAAAGGATTCTTGTATAGTCCAAAGTAGCGATTGCCAAACTCTGGATGTGGACTCTCTCGGTAAAAGATATCTACTGGCAAATCGCTTGCCAATAGATCAGTTGTACACACGTATTTGATAGACACGCCATCCTTGTTCTCGTAATAAGATATAGCTTTCTTTCTATCAAACACGGGTGCATGATTAATTTCCATTACGTTCTCTCCAATTCTTAAGGCTGTTATAACCTTGCTTGGGCTCTCTCTTCTTTCGAAGTTGTCGTATTTGTTTAACGCCTTTTCGGGCTATACGTGCCACATAAGATCGTCTGATCCTATCTGTTCTGGTAGGGCGTTCTAAATAAGGTTCATTGACGATTACGATTTCAGCTTCACTCTCTGCCATTTCAGCTAGAGCCTCTTCGACTTCATTCATAGGAATTCTCCCCTTTCAGTAAAAAACCCCCTAAGACGATAAAAGCCTTAGAGGGTCAGGTATAAGATAATTGCTTGGGTCCACGGTGTGTCGGGTCATATGTCTTACCTTATACCTTTATTTATGATATTAGATACGTGGTTCAGGCGCATCAAAGAACTCTTTGATGATATCAAGCTGATCTCTATAAGTGGCTATTTGGTCCAACTCCGATTCGATAGCCTCTAAGATATTAGAGTGTTCACCAATACCCACAGGATTTGCAAGATACACCTCAATGTTCATTCGATGCTTTTCAATATGCCCTAATGCATGTTGATTCAGTGCTGTTAAAATTTGCTTTCTCATATTATACTCCGTTTCTATGTTGGTGCGCTTGAAAGGATTCGAACCTTTGACCCTCGGTTTCGTAGACCGATATTCTATCCACTGAACTACAAACGCCTTATTAAAAGGTCTGGGTGCTCTTAACGCTTCCCTGCCTACTAAAGTGATCTGTTATTGATCATGAACTTTAGGGCTCCACGCTTCAGTGCTAACGCATCCCAGCACACGGACTACTGTCATCGGGTAATTTTTTTACAGTTGCGAAACTGCTTCATCTTCATATGCATTACCATTAGCATACTATTCGGTGGCAAACCGACTGGTTAGTTATGCGCCATACGCCCAATGGCCGTAGTCGCTGAGATACTTCTCAGCCGCAAAGTTAAACTCGATTTCAAGCTCACTATCGTCAAGCTCTGATCCAAAAACCTCATGCATAGTCATAGTGATATCTGCATCAACGAAGTTCCAATTAATAGAATTGTCTGCTTCGTGGTTTTCAGTGGACTCAACAGCACTCCTAAAAGCTCTGTTAAATTCTTCAAGTTGATATTTAGTCATCATCATATAGGTCTCACTCTCTTATCAAGTTATGTACACATTATCGCATATTACGAACCGTTTGTCAAGTACTTTCTTTATAACTTTGGCACATCATCACATTGACAGAGTTTAGCTTCTTGCCTATCAATAAGCAAGTCTAGCTTTCGCTCAATATCATCACACTTATCCATGAACTCGGACAAAAGTAATGACATCTCATCATTGTTAACCGCTGATTTAACAGTCGGGCTATTCCTCGATTTGATCATCCCTGATCCTTTCTTTTGTTACTAGACGCTGATATCACGAGGTATCATGATACATTTGGCATAGAATTTTGCCGTGTCTGATGGACTAGTGTTTCTGAGAACCTCTGTGTTCATATTCTTAACACGCTCACATGTCTCTAGATCAGGAAACACCATGTTAGGTGCTTGTACTGAGTACATTCCATTTACCATTAAGACAACTAGAAAAACATACATTCTAATTCCTTTCTTTTATAACTCTTTTACATTGTTCAAAACTTCTCATACTGTATCTTACACCATATAAATCGTCTGTATTCTTCACTGAGAAGGATAACCATAACATTAACAAAACTCGAAGTATCCAAACTCCATTTTCTCGATTCATATTTATCTTTTGTAGTCATACGTAAATTGGCGTCCCCTGCAAGATTCGAACTTGCGACCTACGGCTTAGAAGGCCGTTGCTCTATCCAACTGAGCTAAGGAGACTAAAATTCATCCTAGTCTCTTTAACCAGTATTCGCTGAAGAGGGACGGGTGACACTGTTCATAGTATCTATTACCCGCCCATTTTTTGATTTCTTCTAGAACCATAGATTCTAACATTTCGTCTTTATACAAGAGGCGTTCCTTTCTGCTCTTCCCAAATGTGGGTAGTTCCCATTGCTTCAAGCAATGCAATAGTTTCTGCCTTAAAGACAATCCAAAAGTTAGGATCGTTAGCTTCAATAGTAGTTGCATTGTGCATCATGTCAAAAGTCTTGATCACCCTAATCAACCAAGGGGCAGCCGCAAGTCTTGCCTGACACAACTCTTTTCTAACAGCCCTGTTTCCAACGAAGCTAGGAGTCTTAGTCAAGTACCAAACACCTTCAGCAACTTCTTTACTGAAACGCTCAACGATGTTCTCTTCAGTAGCAGGAGTATCTTCAACAGTATCGTGAAGAAGAGCGATCTGTATTGCTGTAATAACGATCTCTTCTTCAGTCTCTTGCTCGTCTAGATAAGCCTCAACAAGATCAGCAACAGCGATTGGATGCTCAATATAAGCTCCACCGTTGTACTTTCTTGTCTGCCCCTCATGCATCTCAGTGGCAAATTCTAACGCTTCAACAAAGGTATTCTTCAACATATTAACTCTCTCAATTAGATGTCTATTATACGACATCCGAGGTGTATTGTCAAGAACTTTTTCGGAATTCTTGACTTTTTTTATCAGAGGTATCTAGGACCAGTCCACTGGATTGTGTAACCACCGTCTATCACATTTCCACGTGGCTTGTTTCTCGCAGGAGCATTGTAACCAGCGGCTTTCAATATATCACCTTGCTTGAACAACTTATCAGTAGTGACTTTAACAACAAAGCCCCAAACACTGCCTCTGCTGAGAATCTTGATATACTTCTGTCCTTCAGTGACAGAGAGACCTTCATTAAACTCAGCGATCATCTTCTTGTTAACATCAGTCAACTCATAGTCAGCAGAACGACTTGTCCACTTAAGGTAGTCAGTTTTGATTGCTTCGATCAGTGTTTCAATTTGCTCATTCATCATAATATACTCTCTCATTTCTTTAGTTTATACAAGTATTATAGCATGGATGGCAGTAATGTCAACCATTATTTTCACTTTTTTTCATCTTTTTTACATAGCATATCAGAAGCTTTTGTTTCCCACATGAAGGGAAATAGACCATGCACAATAAGGACTCCAGCGATGGACCACCCATGGATAAGGTGTTTAACATAAGACATCTCTATCTCTTTTAGGTGTTTCACTGGTAATCTCCCTTGGTGGCTCTATTGCTATTTAGCGTTCTTACTAGAACTATATAGGGCAAAGTTGTTGAATATCACAATCGCTGACTCAAGTAGTTCACTGGCACCTTCATCAGTATCAAAGCCCTCTTCTGAAGCAAAGTCAACTGAAGAAGAGGCATACACAGCATCAGCGAAACCTCCGTTTTCGAAAATAACATTGGCTAGGTCATTGGCGTCTGAACTCGAGGCTACAATGCCTGCTTCATCCCAAAGTTGGACTTGACTCTCTGAGGCGCTTATATAGTTGATCATAGTATCATCTTTCTCTTTATTACTCTTATACTATAAACCAACTATTGGTTGATGTCAACCATTATTTTCACTTTTTTCTATTTTATTTCCATAATAATCATGGGTGCCCGCTCTATAGTTCTTCTTTCTCTGATCTAACAACAGAGTACTGATCCAGAGGGCTTTTACCATGAAGTACATTATAGGTAAAAATAACAATGATAGTAAAAGTTCCATAACTACTCTCCTTTTATCGAGGCGTAGACTTATATAGTTTTTTCAGGAACCACTTATTTTTACTAAAGTACTCTTTAGATGTGTACTGGACTAAGTCACCTTCCCAGGTAAAGACCTCTTCTTTATGATCTTCCCACACGTTCATAGCGAATGCTCGAAATGGGCTCACTGTTGCGATCTCAAGAACTTTTTCCAAATCTTCTATAGTTTGTTTATCTAACATATAATGACCTGTGAGTTATGATTTACTCTCTCATAATACACCATAATACGGTGCCTGTCAAGTCTTTTATTATAAATAAATTGATATAGGAGAAATAAATATGACCCAAATCACTTCACAACCAATACTAGTTCGTTCACTGTTATTCGCAAGGCTCTCACAGATAGCATACTTAGATGAACCAGAAGCAAGCAAGGCAGCCAGAGCATTAGGATTTACCACAACAGAGTTTTATGAAAGAGATGGAGCTCAGGCATACAGATTTCAAAATAAGTCTGATCTAGTTATCGCATGTAGAGGCACACAGCCTACGGAATTTGGCGATATCAAAGCTGATCTAAAAGCATTCCCAGTATTAGCTGAAACAATCTCTAGAGTTCACAGCGGATTCAAGACTGAAGTAGACGATCTATGGCCGATGATTATTGAAGACATTGCAAGAACAGTAAACGCTAAGAAAATGCTATGGTTCTGCGGTCATTCTCTGGGTGCGGCAATGGCTACTATCATGGCGTCTAGATGTACTCACGATGATACACTAACTAGTCCTTCAATGGTATTTACGTTCGGTTCACCTAAAGTTGGTTGGCCAACATACTGTAAGTCTTTAGACGTTGTGCATCATAGATGGAAGAATAACAACGACATCGTAACTACTGTTCCTTTACGTGTAATGGGATATAAGCATCACGGTGAAGAGCATTACATCAATGCGTATGGCTTAGTTAGGAATCCAACTGGATGGCAAAGAGTTAAAGATAAGTTTCGTGGTATTTGGATGGGATTAAAACAGGGCAAGATAGACTCATTCTCCGATCATAGTATCGATGAATACATCAAACACATTGATAACGCTATTCGTGGATAATAGACCTCTTCTAGATAAAGACGGTAACGAATATAAGCTAATACAAGCAGGACAAGACTGGTCTGACTCAGATACTTGGGGCGGATTAATCTTAGCCCTCGTAATTCTAGCGGTTGCTATATCTGGATTATACTTTAGATGGTGGAATTAGTCACACTTGTAGAACGTGTATGTACAAGTAAGTTCTTCACCTGATAGAATGTCTTTGCTTGCAATCATGAAGTATCTACTATCCCTTCGTGCTTTGTGTATGTTTGGAGAATCAGAATGATTGTAGAATGCTCCTAAAGGAGTTCTTTGAATATCTTCTCCCCAATAAAAATGAGACATCCCTATCTCAGTTCCTTCCTTGATATCTTCGACAGCCCATAGTCCTAGACCATGAATATCGGATCTCTTAATTGTCACACTAGACGGTAACGGCAAGTAAGTAGTATCAGTCATATTTTAATCCTCTAAAATATCTGCAATTTTATGCGCTAGTTTTCTAAACCACATATCGTCATGACCACGAGTTGTTTCTGCGGCGGTACCCAATCGAATACCACTTGTCTCTACAAAAGAGCGTGGATCATTTGGAACACCGTTCTTGTTTACAGTAATACCATTTTCTTCTAGCAAGTCTGCGGCTTCACGACCACTGTACTTACTATCACTTAAATCCATTAGGATAATATGGCTGTCAGTGCCGCCTGTCTGCACAGGCATATCACGCTGTCTAAACACATCACACATAGCCTTAGCGTTGCGTACAACGTCTTTGCTGTACTGCTTAAACTCTAGTGTATCTGCTTCAATAAAGGACTGTGCTTTGGCCGCAATGATGTGCATCAACGGACCGCCTTGTGTGCCTGGAAAGATAGCACTATTAATCTTGCGAGTGAGTTCTTCATTGTTCCATAGGATGATACCACCTCTTGGTCCACGTAATGTTTTGTGGGTTGTAGATGTTACAACATCTGCGTAAGGCAAAGGATTATCATATACACCACCAGCGATTAGTCCCGAATAGTGAGCCATATCAACTACAAGATATGCGCCTACAGAATCAGCAATATCTCTAAAACCTTTCCAGTCGATCTGTCTTGGGTATGCGCTTGCACCAGCAACAATCACTTTAGGTTTATGAAGTTCTGCCAACATTTGAACTTGATCCATGTTAATATAACCATTCTCTTCAACGCCATAAGCATAACAGTCATAAATCTTACCGGAAATATTAGGTGCGCTACCGTGTGACAAGTGTCCACCACTTGCTAGATCCATGCCTAATAGTTTATCGCCTGGTTTCAGTAGTGCTTGGTAAACTGCTGTGTTTGCATTTGCACCTGAGTGTGGTTGTACGTTAGCAAAGTTTGCTCCATATAATCTACACAGTGTATCAATAGCAAGTTGTTCAATCTCATCTGCGTGATCACATCCGTTGTAGTAACGCTTTCCAGGATAGCCTTCAGCATATTTGTTAGTAAAGATACTGCCTGATAAGTCCATCACAGCTTGGCTTGCAAAGTTTTCACTAGCAATAAGCTCAACAGTACTATCCTGGCGATGTTTTTCATCATCCAGAATATTTAGTATTCTATAATCCATTTAGTGCATCCTTTAATTCAGTAAAACCACCAATATATTTCCAATTTATTTTGCTGTGACGGCCGGCCCAGAATTCGTTAGTCTCTTTTGTAAATATTTGTGGTACTGATCTGAATTGCTCTCCAGCAATCTTCATCAGTTCGTCTTGTTCTTCTTCAGTCACTTCGCTTAGATCGACATATTCAAAATTCAATCCATTCTGTCTCAGTATACTCTTAGCTTGATGGCAGTAGCCACAAGTTTTTGTTCCGTAAATTATATGCATAATGTCATCCTCTAAGCTTTGTTACATGTGTCCTATGTATTTTACAGTTAATAATGCCGTTGTAGTAATCATCTGATAAAAGGACTTCTCTATCAAATTGTTCTTTTGCCTCTAGATATGACATAGTACCACGTGTCGGACACAGGTGCAATATCTCTCTATGAAATGCTTTGCTACCATGTTCTTCAACCAGTAGCTTGACTTCTTCGCTTGATCCATAGTAAGTCATCCAATCAGACTCCTTAATGACCTTGCGCTTTCTAGTCTTACCTTTCAGTGGCGGTAAAGTTCGCTTGGATTGAAATAGCTTCTTTCCAACATACTTCTTTTTGTTCATGAGGTCTGTGATAACGTACACGAATCCAACATAGTCTCCTATCATATCGCTAGTGAATTCTACATCGTCTAGATACCACACTTAATTCCAGCCCTCTTCGTTCTGCTCATCCCAATCTTCCATTTCAGATTCTTCATAATCTACTTCTGATCCACATATTGGACAGAATACAATTGGGTCTTCCATATTAGTTGTTTCTACGGTACATTCACTATCACAATACTCGCAGACTAAATCTTGTCTCTTCATAGTTTTTCTACCCTTATATTGCAGGACTTGAGAAAATCTATCCCCTCTGTGTTCCTGTATGATGTTCTATAATACACATTCTTTATGCCAGTGCCGTATACCAACTTTGCACATTCTACACACGGAGCGTGAGTTATATATATGTCAGCGTCTAAACCACTTTCGCTTGATCTAGCAAGTTTACTTATAGCGTTAGCTTCTGCATGTATTACCTCAGATTTAGTTACCGTGGTGGTTGTTCCGAGTTCGTGATGATGAAAAGTATCTTCGCACACGTTGTCCCAGCCAGATGGCGTACCGTTATAACCAATAGAGATAATACGATTGTCTTTTACAACAATAGCACCGACTTTCAGTCTAACAGCAGTTGACAGAGACCCGAAGGTCTCTGCCGTTTTCATGTAAGCGTCTTGCCACTTATTCATAATATAGCCCTGTGTTATTTAAGCTGGACAACCGTTTCCATCGACTCCACAAACTTCGCCTTCAGATGCGTTTGCATCCCAACCCCAATCACCTTCCATACCATTAACAGAGTATTCAGTAACTCGCTTCTCAAAGAAGTTGTCGTGTGATGCTCCGTTCAGTACCCAGTCTAACCATGGCATTGGATTCTCTTTTACTCCAAACTTAGGCTTCATGCCCAACTGAAGTAATCGACGGTCAGCGATATGTCTAATGTATTGCTTGACCTCTTTCTCAGTGATACCTTCTTGATCTTTGCCATCGAAAGCCAGTTTGATGAACTTGTCTTCTAGCGTAACAGCGTTAGTAGCCATCTCATACACCTTAGACTTCAACTCATCGTTGACAATACGTGGATGCTCTTCTACAAATTCACGGAACAATTTAGCGTTACCTTGAACGTGCATAGTCTCATCACGGATAGACCATTCAACAATTGTTCCCATGCCTTTCATTTTGCCAAAACGCTGAAAGTTCAGTAGCATTACAAAGGATGCGAATAGTGACATCCCTTCGTTAAACACTGACTGAGCCACTACGAGAGCGAGACCTGTATGGGAGTTAATGTTACCTTCTTTCATAAAGTCTAACTTGTCTGCCATCTCAGAGTATTCAAGGAAAGTGTGAAACTCTTCGTCTGGTAAACCCAGTGTATCATTCAGTAAAGCATATGCACGTTGATGCACACCTTCACGATTAGCAAATGACGCAAGCATGTTGCGGATTTCATTGTTCTTAAATTTTGGAATCATCAGTTCGTGATAGTTCTCACCAACTTGTACATCTGACTGCGTGAACAATCGAAGAATTTGGGTCACAAAGTCCTTCTCATCTTCAGTTAGTTTTGTTTTCCAGTCTTGAACGTCTTCGCTCAATTCTGCTTCGTCTTCGACCCAGTGGATCTCTTCGTGCTTTTTAGTTAACTCTACTGCCCATGGGTAATGAAATGGGCGATAGCTTTTTGATAAATCTAATAGTGACATGTATTCTCTTTCCTTTAATGTTTGTTTGTTATATGTTTAGCCTTCGCAAGCTCTACACTCTTCGCCTTCTTCTATGGCGAGTGGTTTGTTTAAAAAGTCCATCAACTCGTTATAGCCGCCTACATATTCACCTGCGATATATACTTGCGGCACACTTTTGACATCTTTACGTCCAGTTACTTCTGCGGCTGTTTTGCCGATCTCTTTAAGGTCAATCTTATCGAATGGAATACCTCGTAACTTTAACTCTTCCATAGCCATGGAACAAAACGGACAATCTTTTTTGGAGTATACGATGCTACGCATATCTCCAGCTAGTGCAACTCTTTCGACTTTCTCACTAACGTTCTCTGCACGTTGCTTTGCCTCTGTACGCAGATAATACAGCCCTTTGAGTCCTTCTTTCCATGCACGTAGATGTACTTGACTTACGTATGATTTAGGTGCTCCTGCAGGGAAGAATAGATTAACTGATTGTCCTTGACAGATATACTTCTGTCTGTCTGCGGCATGTTGTACCACCCAGTTCTGATCTAATTCATCAGCAGTTTTAAATATAGCCTTTTCGCCTTCTGTTAAGAATGGCAGGTGTTGGACTGAACCCTTTTTAGTAATAATAGAAGTCCAATTAGTGTCATTGTTTTCTCCTTTAAATGTTAACAATGCTGATAGATACTTGTTCTTTACCAAGAAAGAGCCAGCACGTGTTCTATGAGTGTATGCATTAGCTTTCAAAGGCTCGATGGAGGGAGACGTGGCTAGGATCACACCAGATGATGCGTTAGGCGCAATTGCAAGCAAGTGTGAGTTACGTCTGCCCGAACCAATCCCATCTGGGTACTCACCACGCTCTACAGCTAGTCTCTCAGTCTCGGCCACAGCTTGCCTCTTAATCTGACTGAAAACGACATCATTGATCTCTTTAGCCTTCTCAGACTCCCAAGCAACACCGTGCTTTTGCAGTAAACTATGGAATCCCATAGCTCCAAGTCCTAGAGAGCGTTCACGACCAGCACTAAACTTGGCACGTGAAATAGTATCAGGAGCATTCTCAATGAAGTACTCGATAACGTTATCTAACATACAGATAAGATCAGCAACAATACTCGTATCTTTCCACTCATCATAGTATTCTAGATTCAAGGATGATAAGCAACACACAGCGGTGCGATCTTCGCTAGTTGGTAAATGAATTTCATTACAGAGATTAGATCCATTGATCTTGAGACCCAAATCTTTCAGAGGTTGAGGCAGATCACGATTAGCAGTGTCGATGAAATTCATGTAAGGCTCACCAGTTCTAAAGCGTGTCTCTATAATACGCTCCCACAGTTTACGAGCATCTACACTATCTTTAACACTTCCATCTTTTGGATCACGGAGGTCAAAAGATTTCCCTTCTGCCGCGGCATTCATAAACTCATCAGTAATGTTTACAGCGTTGTGCAAGTTCAGAGCTTTACGTTGTACGTCACCTGTAGGTATACGCATGTTAAGAAATTCGATGATGTCTGGGTGAGAGATGTCCATGTATGCCGCATAAGAGCCCTTACGAGTTTTACCTTGACGATATGCAATCATGTCAGCATCTACTGTGTGGAGAAAAGGCATAGGACCAGGTGCTACATCAGATACAGTACGCACATCAGACCAGTGACCACCAACTCCACCACCGTAAACAGATAGCCAACGTAACTCAGAAGTGTGACCAATAAGACCCTCAAGAGTGTCTGGAACATATGTCAAGAAACATGAGATGGGCATTCCTTTACCTTGTTTAGCACCATTAGGAGCATTAGACAATACTGGTGATGCGAACATGAACCACTTGTTAGAGACATAGTTATACAATCGTTGTGCCATGTCTTCATTCATATCTTCTCGGTATTTCGACCATGCAGTTGATGCACGTTTGAAAGCCTCTTGTGGCGATTTCTCATACTCTGTTAAGTAAAAGTCTTTTAGCATTCCTACAGCGTAGGACTCTAGTAGACTATCTTTTGTTTTATCTATCTTTATTGTCATCTCATTTCCATTTATTTGTTATTAGACTGCCATCATTGCTTTGATAGCACTCATTGGTTTATATCCCTCTAACTGGAAGTCAGAGACGTCCAAATCTAGTACTTCATCTAGTGAAGTAAACTTTGGCATACGTAGTGAAGGTAGGTTTTGCGGAATGCGCTTTAGTTGTTCGCTCACTGCTTCATAGTGTGTATTGTATATATGTACATCGCCAACCGTATGGACGAAATCACCGACTTGTAGACCAGTTATTTTCGCTATAATGTGTGTCAATAAAGCATAGCTTGCGATGTTAAAGGGTACACCTAAAAACATATCTGCGCTTCTCTGATACATTTGACAACTCAGTTTTCCATTGTTGACGTAGAACTGCGACATAGTGTGACAAGGAGGTAAAGCCATCTGGTCGATCTGATTAGGATTCCATGCACTTAGAATTAATCTACGACTGTCCGGATTTGTTTTTATCTCATTGATGAGCCACGTGATCTGGTCTGTCCCTTGAAGATGCGGCGCACTATTGTACATTGAGCCGTTGAAATTTCTCCATTGAAAGCCGTAAACTGGACCAAGCCCTTTGTGCATGTAGTCATTGTGATAGCCTAAAGCTACACCTTGATTATCAGCATTAGCTGTCCATATAGTACTACGGTCATATAACTCTTTCCTATCTTCTCCGAACGTAATCTCTGCTAGTCTACGCTCATCGGTACTGCCTTCTAAGAACCACAGTAGTTCACCTACTACAGACTTCCAAGCCAACTTCTTAGTTGTAACAGCTGGAAACCCTCGTCTCAGGTCATACCTCATCTGATAACCAAAAATACTTTTAGTACCAGTTCCCGTTCGGTCCATACGCTCATCACCGTTGTCCATAATGTCTTGCATAGCTTCTAAGTATTGCTTCACTATATTGACCTTCTATACTTTTCGATTCGTAAATTTTTATCGACATCATACTCTTTATGAAACAATTCATAGTCGCACATATCGCTGAGATGTGTATCACAGTCGTAAACTCCGTTAATACGGCTTATCCATAACTCTTCGCACACATGCATTAGTGCCTTAAATGTAGTCGAACCACCTATTACCCAAACGTCTTGTTGAAATAGCGTCATCGTATGAGTCAGACTATCAACTTCTTGAAAGATCATATTAGGTCCAGACAACATTTTAGGTCCAGTACTAAGGTCTTTAGTTGTTAATACTATGTTGTAGCGATCAGGAAGAGGAGCTGGCATAAGTGGATCATTCCAAGTTCTCCTTCCCATCACTACTACACAATTTTTGGTACTTCTCTTAAACCATTTTAAATCTTCACTGTTGTGCGGCCATGGTAGAGTGCCATTTTTTCCAATGCCATTCTCACGATCACACGCAAATATACCTCTAATCAACTCACTTCTCCATGTTAAGTTTTATATCTTGTAGAACTTACCTATAAGCATCTTGATGGCTACAGTACTTGGAATGAACATCCATTTTGAAAACACATAGCCCTTTGATTCCATCTTTTCTTTAGTGACGAATTTCTTCTGAATATTATCAGCGAATTCTCCATCGTATCGTAATACAGCGTGTCCACGATCTGGAGTTTCTACGTAACAATAACAGATTTTAGCTTTGCGTGAAATGAGGTTCCACCAAAACTTCACATAACTATGATCAGATATGTGCCATAAAAGAGTTAAAGCGAAGTCTTCGCAGTCACCCTCTAGTTTACCCTTAGCAGTCTCTTCTCGCATGATGTACCATGCATCTCTTTTACTGTACTGCTCACTATCATACCTGTATTTAAACTTCTTGCCAAGTGATTTGGCTAGGTCTTCTTTACTCATAAACATCTCTCCAATATTTAGTTATAATAACATAGTATTGAGAGGGTGTCAATACGCAATGCTATCTTAAGTTACTTTTTTCCATTCAGCCACCTCTAATTTTCCAGAGAGTCCCTGATAGGTGTTCATATCTATAATCATCTCTATATCTATAGGATTGGTACCATTAAGAACCATATCATTGATATCTTTGACTATCTCCTTCTTAGGGAAGATGCAGACTTTGAAGCCTTTGTCTAGACATCTTTCCATACGCTGGACTATCTCTTTATTTCTTGGTTCGTTATCAAACACGAAAACAGCATTCTCTGTGTTCTCTAAACCTCTAGCATTACCATCAGCACCTGCCATAGCGACAGCGTTACTCAAGAAGAGACTGTCGATAGGACCTTCTGTAACATAGTACTTCTTGTTAAAGTCAACCTTGTCTAGATTAAACATCTTAGGCATAGTATCGTCTAGCATTATAGTTATATATCTTAGTTCGTCATCACCAAAAGCTCTAGCATTAAATCCGAACAAATTGCCGCCCTTGTCTATGAATGGCATGATCAGTCTAGGACGATCTCTCTCTATTGTAGGGAGCTTCCCAGGTACGATAGAGTTTACCCACTCATTAAACTTTGGCGCATAGTATAATTTATATTGTACCGATGCCGGGATCAGTCGTTTTTGCAAATAAATCTTAGCTTTATGATCATAATTTAGCTGAGAAATCTTTTTAATTTTTAGTAGAGGTGAGCCTTTCTTACGAAAGTTTGGTGCTTTCATTCTTAGCTTGTCTAACGGCTTTATTGGTTCTTGATGTCTATTCTGAAAGATTTCACGTCTCTGACCTTTCTCTAAAGCAGAGTCGATCACATATTCATTGAATAGATTGTTGTCGATGAATCTAAGAAAACTACGCATATTGTGTGATGCGTTACAATTATGGCAATAGATGATTGCGGTGTTTTCTTTCTCAAGAATCCATCCACGTGCCTTAGTTTTGTTCTTTTGAGAGTCACCACAGATAGGACATCTGAAGTTAGCCCTGTAAGGATTATGTGCCTTGACAGTAAATCTCTCTAATCTTACAGAGAGGATACCAGCATATTTTAGATCAGTAATATTCAATATAAACTCCACGTATACAATTCAACCAATAAGTCTATTATACACTATTGGTACGTGGTGTCAAGACATATTATCGAAGGATATGTAAGAATCCTTCTAATTCAGCTAATAGGAATCCTACAACAGTAGCACCGCCTAGCATGACCCATTTCCATCGCTCTAGTTGAGTAATACGGTCATTCATTTTTGTGATGTATTGCTCACTTCTTTCATCGTGTTCTTTGAGGAATGTCATGAGGCTTTCATGATTCTTTTCGGCTTGAAGCCTGTGTTCAGCTTCTTTCTCAGATATACGCTTATGTAACAATTCGTTTGCCGTCTCCCTAAGTCTATTGGACTCTATATTATCCGTAGAAGCTTTATCAAGTTGTGTATCGTGTACAGCGAGTATTCGGGATATGCCATTACTAGCATCCGCTATCTTATCTATAGCCATGTCTAATCTGCCTAATAAACCCTGTATATTAGACACATCATTTTTGAGTATTTCAACATCCGTACGGACGCTATTCAAATCTGTTTCCACTGATTTACCTATTTTGTTTGATTAGGAGTGCTATCGATCTCTATCGTAGCATCTCTAAAGCGTTTCAGCGGTTGTTTCTTCTTCTTCTTTTGCTGTGACTTACTAACGCCTGGCTCACCATCTGATCCTACACCAATACCTGCAATGTTACCGCTACCTGCACTATTAGCAGGAGCGTCTTCGTCAAAGGCACTTTCGAAGATTTTATCGATATCAATAGTAGATTCAACTAGATTCATATATTGCTCTAGTTTTTCTGTAAGTTGCTCTTCCGTGAGCGTGTTGCAGTCCGATTCAATTTGATTGTTTTCTTTAATCAAATATAGGGCAGCGGCATAAGATCCAATTCGACTCTTACCGCCAGGTACTTTCTCTAACAAACGCTTGAGCTTTGCGATCATAATATCAAAAATTTGAAATGAATCTTTTTGCTCACGTGTTGTAAAGTTTTTTCTTTTTATAAGTTGTTTGCCAGTTTCGTCAATGATTCCTAATTTGAATGCCGACCATTCATTGAAGGGTGTTGCCAACCTTCGTATAAACTGGTAGACTAAAAATAGATCAACAATCATAGCTCTCTCAACTCTTTAATAATTCTTGCGTCCAGAGGTATTTCTGAACTTATAATTTTCTCTTCGCTATACTCTACTAGTTCAGGCATAAAAGCTAAAAATACCACAAAAGGTTTTAAATACTTGTGATAGTCTCTAAGCTTAAAGAACAGCATAGTCGTAGCGGCTGAACCAAAACAGTTATACAAAACTGTCAAATGATTAAGAATCAATCTGACCTTTAAATCATCATCATCTTCATATCTCTTAAACAATCTCTTTAAATGCTGAAAGCGTTTAAGATCGTCATAAAATTCATCTGCCGATGCTGCCATTCTAATATCATAGTACTTTGCGGCATACAGCAAAAAGCTGTCTTCGTCTAGCTTCATAGTTTATTCACCTTTAGTTAAATTATACTGAAGAGCGATGTTCTGCTCTTCAGTATTATTTATAACTTCATTTATAATCAGTTTAAGACTGAGTAGCCACTACTTCGCTTGAAGTCAAGTCTTTCGCCGCTGTAGCACTTACAACACAACGATACTTCTTACCAGCTAAGTTATTAGTGGTTCCAGTAATAGTCATTGTTGCAGTTGTTACGTTGGTGTAGATACCAGATGCAGAGATGTTAGATCCATCTTCTTGCCACTGATATGCTAGACCTGTATTTCCAGGTAGTGCTGTAGCAACTACAGCTAGAACGATGTTAGCATCGCCAGCTAAGTTAACTGTTGCTGAAGCTTGCGTAGGCTGAGTAGTGATTGCTACTTCTCTATCGAACAACAAGACATCATCAGTTCCGTCAACACCAACATCACCAGCAGTTCCTGCGGCAACTTTCATTGGTACGATATTTTCAATAACGTTTCGTGTTACACTGTCTGCGGCTGTAAAAGTTTGAGTTCCTACGCCTACAACTGTAAGTGCTTTAAGACCAGTTGCTCCACCAGCAATTGCTTGAGCGGCTGTAGTGTATAACTTAATCATGCCAGCGCCTACGTTATGTACGTAAACTACAGCACCGTCTGTTAGACCCGTTACGATTGTTTGACCGCCTCTAGAGTAAGTTACTGCGCTACCGTTAATCAATACAGGTTGATTATCAACTCTGACGATATTGTTAGCCAGATCGACTCCCACAGCAGTAGCATTAAAAGACAATACTGTTGCTGGTACTGCTTTAGTAGAGTACTCGTTCCAACCTGGAGTTTTAAATCCTTTAACACGGTTAGTCGATAAGCTTGCTTCAGTAGTATCGATGAAGTATGTGTCATCAGGTACTCTAACAAAGTTATGACCTGCACCAACTCCAACACCAGTAAGTCCTTTAAGACCTGTTGATGCGTGACCAGTGATAGCCTGTGCTTTAGTGCCATATAGCTTGATAGTGTCTGCGTCAACTCGATTAACAAATACGGTAGTCGCATCGGTCAAACCAGTGATAACAGTACCACCTGCATCATTGTACTGTACACCGTCGCCGGTGACATAGCTATGACCTGGTAGTTTAATTGTATTTGATGCTAGAACGACCACTGCGGCGTTGGTTGCGTCAAATGTTGTTGTTTTTGTATTAACTTTTGGCGTTGCTGCCAAAGTGTCTACTGTTCCCCATAATGCCATTTCATTTCTCCTTGTTTAAATGGTTCGTTTCTTCATTTTGAATTTCTTCTGACTGATGCCCAGTAGCGTGGTATACGCTATCTATAAACATCTGTGCTTCATACATTGTTGCGTGGTTTGGCCAATTCTCGACTACATCCGCACAAAATCTTTTTATCCACTCTTTCATACTATTTATTGAACGTAGCAGTTCAACTCGTACTTCGAACCCATGTTATATACTTGGATTTGTAAGAACTTTCTTGTTGGCTTGCCGCCCTTCTCTAGTTTGATAGAATATCTGTTTGTCTTATCTTTACTAGGTTTTTTAGGACCAGTAGCGACTTTATTAGACCAATCGTCCTCATCAACGTCATATCCCTGCTTCTTAGCAACTGCAATAGCTTCTTGCACTGCGGCAGAAAATGTGTTATGAAGTACTTTATAGGCTGAAGCTTCTACAGTATACGTTAAATCTTTGCCCTCGTCAAGCTCTAATTCAACTTCTTCCTTAACAATCTTGAAGTGAGTAGCTGGTACAGCCTTTAAAGCAGGATCTTTCCAATGCTTCATAGCTTTGTTGATTGCTTCGAATGCACTACGTGCCTTGACAGTTACGTTCTGACCCTTCTTTAGCTTATTAACAGGCTTAACTACACTAATTGTCCAGTTACCCATAGCTTCTACAAGATCAAAAGCTTCGTCTAGTAATACTTCTTCCTTGAGTTGAGCTTTAAGTTTATCAAGCTTCTTCTGCATAGCAAGCTTCTTCATCTTAACTGAAGAGGTATTACCGAAGAACGTCTTCATGTGCTTCTCAGTTTGATCTATCTGCTTTTGAATCTTAACTTTATCTACAGAGGCATTCATTGATCCATAGGATTCGTCAAGGTCTTCGTTTACTCTTTTGAGTACCGCTTTCACTTGAGGATGATTAGACAGACCCTTTTTGATCTTGTCAATAGCTTGAGTTGCGCCAGTCATATCGCCACCTTTGTAGCGTTTGTCTGTAGCAACACCAATTGCCATTTTTATTTCTTTAGGTGAAAAGCCTTCGTCCATCTGAGTTTCCTCTTTGAAAGTTTTGAGTGTCGTAATCATATCTTTGTATGATTTGCCCATAGCATCTTGCATCTTCATTTTAGAATCTGGCTTACGTACCTTAGCAAACTTGTCTAAAGCGATCTTCATGATATTCATAGGCACCTTCTGAGACTTACCGTCACCAAATTTGATAGCTAGATTACCACGAACATCCATAGACTTTCTCAACTGCATGACGATATTCATCTTAGCAGAGGCTTTATCTTTGTCTGTTGCAACTAGATCGAAATCAGCTGGATCAAATTTAGCTTCGTCTATTACATCAGTCACGTCTAGTCCTCCAAAGCTTTAGCGATTGCTTTTCTGCGTCTATGTAGATACTTGTCTGACTCATCTTCATCGCCATCGTTGTCGAGGTCTTTATCTTTACGATCTGTAAACTTCTTCTTGACAGCTTTCTGATCTACATCATCCAAACCTTCTTTAACTTCTTCATGACTGGCGCACTTGCCTTCGTACACTTCGCTTATCGACTTTTGAACGTCTGCGATTGTTTTACACTTTGCATCACATCCAAGACTTCTCTTTGCGTATGCAATAATCTTTGCATCTGGACCAGACATCTCTACGTCATCACCGCCAAAGCTTGAAGAGCCAAGCTTCTTCATCTTGATACCAGCTGGTGCTTTACCAGTGAAAGATTTTACAGTGATAGTACCTTCTGACAATTCCTCGTCTTCGTCTTCGTCTTCGACTTTTTTGCCATCTTTCTTAGCATTTTTCTTATCGATTGCTTTCTGAAGAGCAGGTGGTAAAGTACCCTCTTCTACTTCAGCACTGTCGGGTTCACAGTCTTCTTTTACTGCTTTGTCTTCACTATAGCTCGCTTTTAATGCAGTAGGCTTATCTGAAACGTCTTTGTCTAACTTGCGCTTCGCTTTTGTTTTAATTTCACCGATTTCAGGAGTAACATCTCCTGCTTTAGGCACTGCTACGTCTCCATCAGCTTGGTCTGCTTTGCGCTTACCAGCAGATTCGGATAGTTCTGCGTCTGCTTCTACAGCAGGTGCAAGGTCTACAGCAGGTTCTTCTACAACAGGCGATTTAAAACCTTGCTGAGAAAGGGCAGCATCGAATGCATCTGCCATGCCTGCGGGTAATGGGTTAATATCTTTGGCTTTCTTAAACATTATAATGTTCTCCTAATTTTTGAATTTATATTAATACTATTTATCTTTATCAGTTATCTACTTTTGAACCGGCACGCCACTGATAGCAACTCCAGTACTTCGCTTTCCACTTGGGTCCTGGACTATCACATCCGTGTCTGGCTCTGAAACTTTTTCTTCTTGCCGGATCGTCTCTTTTGATCTCTGAATTAGGATCGCCAAAGGTTACCTTAACTACATTATCTTTATCGTTCTTAACGTAGACTCCGAACTTGCCCTTTGAACCAGTAGGTAATCGAAAAGGATCATTAAGTGTTACCTTACGTCCTTGATACTCACTTTCTTCTGTGACTAGCTCTTCGCAGTTACAAACGTCTAGGAATTTTTGAAAAGACTTCATTCATCTTCTCCACTATTCATCATATATCGATGAGCAGTATTCAAATAATCTGCGGCTTTCGTGATCTTACTTTGAACCCATTCAGGCAAGTTCTCTTCATCTTCAAACATTCCAATCATATGCTCTGCATCTGAAAGTATGCCTTTAAGCTGAGTCTTAGCCATCTTGCCCTCGTTGTCGTATTCTTTAGAGTTTTTATCTTCCGATACGAATGTCGCAAAAGTTTTCATCTTTTTATCCTAAAAGTTTTTGAAGTGTAGCAGGACCAGCGACACCATCTGGAGTCAGTCCACTTTTTGTTTGATACTCTTTGATAGCTCTTTTGGTACCTGGACCAAATATTCCATCTGCTGTCAAGCCTAGTTTTGCTTGAACTGCTTTGACTGTATCGTTATTATCACCTATTGATATTGTCACATATTCAACAGATCCCGTTTTCTTAGATGATTTCTTAAGTACAGGCTTCTTACCAGTTAGTAATTCCATTGCACTCTCATAGCGACTAGTGCGATCAGCAAGACCGATATCACCACCGTTAATCTTTTTAGTCATCTTAACTATATCGCATTGGTCTGCGATAGCGTTTAACTTAGATGTTTTCCAAAACCAGCAAGCCGACTCGATAGCGCCCTTTTCAGTGGCTACGTATGCGGCTGCCTTCTCAGCAGTCATCTTAACTGTTTTACCAAACTTGGTATAATTCTCACGACCAGTAAGTTGCTTTAGTCCACGACCTCTGAACAACCAACCGTCACCAGATTTTGTGTTGCCCATTTTATACTTACGGAACTCGTCCATGTATACGTAGTTAGCGATCTTCTCTGGGTTACGTGCGTACTCTTTTGCATTACGCTTAGTTCCACCAGTACCAAAATACCGACCAAACACTCGCTTGAGTGCATCTTCGCTATAGTTTAAATTCTCTTCTAACGATCTAAAATTATTAGACTCATGGGCACACTGTGCTATGAATCCTGCTATTCTTTCAGGCGTGTTAATTTCATACTTGGGAAATATTTCCACAATAGCATCATACCACATGTCTACCTTATCATTACCAGGTATCATCTGGGCTAGCATTTCTTTCGTGAGTGCGCTATCACTCTTGTTCTTTTTCCAAAACATTATTCGTTTATCCCTTTTGTAAAAGTTTTACTGAAGCTGTAGACGTGCTTCAACAGTTCCTTCACCTTAACATTTGACTGCATAACATCTATACTGCCACCAACATTCTTAGCCGCTAACCATCTATGGTGTCCATCAATTATATAGTTGTCTGAACTAACAATGAGAGGCTTAGCCTTACCCAAAGTTTTAATGTTAGATATCTTATCGACAATTTTGTCTACATTGAAATCACTTTGCGTGGCTTTTAATTTTGTAGCCTTAACGCTCTTCTTCTGAACTCGCACGCCATTCTTCTTAAGATGCACTATCAACTCATCATAGTCCTTAGACCTGACTTGCGGCATCTTATCTCTCTTTATTCCGAGAGTGTCTTTAGCATCAGGTCTTTCGACCTTCAACTCAGCGATATATGTTCTAAACTTCTTCATACTTTAATTACTTTATCTGATGTGCCAAAGTTTTTCTTACGCATGATAGTCTTGTTAACTACTTCATACTCGTCTTTATCTTTATTATAGTTGATTACGATAGGCAGATTCAAGTCAGCTTGCATGTCTTTTAATACAGCTTCACTATCTGGATTCTGTCTGATCTCTACTGCTTTTCTCTTAGCAATTTTCTTAAACACTTTTTGCAACTCTGCCACAGTGATTGCCGGCTTGTTACGTGAATCGTTCATACGATCTGCAAAGTGTCTAGTGAATTCGATATCGATTTTGAATTTAGCAAGTAGTCGATCACCAAACTTCTCTAGGTCTTGCAACTGCTTCTGCGTAACGTCTTCACTGAACATCTCATCAAATGATTCGTTAATACTTTGTCCAGGAGTATCTTTCTTGTAACGCTTAGTAACTTTATCAGTACCTTTGTCTCCAGCTCCACCCTCTTCGGTTACCATCTTCGCTAATAGCTTAGAGTCAACGTTTTTGTAGCTTCTAGCGATCTGTGCGGCGTAGTAACCTACGTCATGTCGCATACTGCCTTTTGGTCCAGTAGTCTCTTTTTTCTTTCTAGAGATTAAATCTTTTAGTGTTTTAAGTGCGTGTTGGTATTGTGTTTTATATAGCTTTAGACCTAACTTATCTTTGATCATCTCGGTTGGACTTTTCTCCATAAATAGATTTTCAAAGGATTCATCTACACTTTCTTTCGGTACACAATTAGGAACTAGCTTGCCGTTTTTCTTCTTCATGCCTTTTTGCTCATGAGAGTCCCAACAAGGGTCGTCTTCTTTAATTGATTTGCCTTCGCTGTCGTATCCTGGCTTGCCAGCTTTCTCTTTCTTAGAGATAGCAATTGCGGCTCTTTGTGCAGGAGATACTGCGCCTTCTTCTAGATCAACTTCTTCTTTACGTACTTTAGCGGCAAGGTCTGCGTCAGCTTTACCCCATGTACCAGATGATTTAGTAATGAAAGAGTTAACACGTGCAAAGCCCCATTGTTGAGGAGTAGTACCAGGTCTGTGACCAGTTCTCCATGCGGCAATACCTCTGTCATAAACTTTCTTTAGAACACTCAATGGCATTCCAGACTTCTCTGCTTTCTTTTTTAAACCTTCATTACCCTTCTCTTCGTCTAGTAATACTTGATTAAAGATGTCATTAGAGGTCTCTTCGATGAAAGATATCAGATCAGCATCACAATCGAACTCTTCATTTCTGGTCTCGGGTCTGTTTATTGAACGAACTTTCTTACGTAATTCACGTGTCAGTAAACCGTCCATCTCACGCTCATGCTCTCGACTCAGATTATTTCGTTCATCTTTGTGGTGCTTCTTTAGAGTCTTTTCTGCATCAGTATTGATAGCTATCTCTTCTAATTCTTGAGCTTCTGGAGTCTTTTTCTTGAATGCACGAAATCTAGCGTCTAATTTTATTTTACCGTCTTTCTTAAACATCTGATGAAATCTTTGCACTTTAGGAGATTCGAACTCTTCATCGAACTGTTGATTTACTACAAACTCTTCAAAAGTCTCGTTTACTTTACCGTATGTCTCGCACGGAGTTTTACCACATCCACAGTTTTTTTGCTCTTCAACAGGCTTCTCATGAGTGTATCCCATTTTCTTCATACGAAGATGATCTTCTTCTTTATCAGCTTTGTAACTTTTTCCAGTCTTTGGGTCATACATCATATGAGGCTCGAACGCTTCACCATACATTTGATCATATTTTTTAGTGTGCTTCGATGTCTTAGTTTTAGCCTGTGCATCGCCAGGAGCTGGCTCATATGCGGCAGGATTATCGTCATTCATTTCAGCGCCCTTCTTGAAATGTGCGTCACGTTTTACTTTAGTTGACTTAGCAAGACCTTTGTGATACACTGCAGGCTGTGTGCCTTTACGATCAGCAATATCTTTATCTTGACCAACACTTGGAGCTTCAAATAGTCTTTCGAATTGCTCGTTAAACTCCTCATTCTTGCTCTTGCTGTTTAATCTAGCTAGGTCTGCTTTACGCACACTAGGAAGGATCTTCTTAGCAATCTTATCGATAGCTGCCTTCTTCTTAGAAACTCTCTTGTCAATCATCATCTTTTCTGAGGGAGAAAGTGATGCATACTTTTCGCCTTTCTTACCAGCGATCTTCTTACGAATAATCTTGATAGCGGCCTTTCTCGCACGAGACTTCAGCATAGTCATAGTTGCGGCTTTTTTAGACAGACGCTTACGTGCGGCGGCAATCTTGTTTTTATACTTACGCATTACAATGCCACGATTACGGCGTTGCTGTACTGTTAGAACTGCTTCGTCTAGTTCCATCTCTTCAGCGATCTTTAATCCACCACGAACCAAATCGTAGATGTCTTCTGCATCTCTCTGTAATTTCTTAGGTAGTCCAGTTGTGAACTTCTTCATGTCGCCTTGAGATGCCAATAATCTCATTTTAGATGCAGACATGCCCGAAACGTCATCGGCATCTGGATCACGATCACCAGCAGATACAACTTCAATGTTATCAAACTTGTAGTCTTTACCGTTATATTTATTGAGTAGTTCGTCAAATTGCTTGATTCTGTCTGAACCTACAACCAAGATGACTTTAGAGTACTTTGACTGTAGCTCTTGCATGATTTGGATAATAGTCTTGGATTTAGACTTCTCGATCACATTGTTGCCGAATGCTTTCTTGGCAAGCATGATCTTATCGTCATACGCCAAAGGATTCTTTTTAGCATCCTGTGTATGAGATATGTAAACTTTTGGGACTGCGGAAGCTTTACGTGCAACAGCTTTAATCTTGTTGACTAGCTTCTCATGTCCAACAGTGATGGGATTCATTCTGCCCCATCCAAGAACTACAGTCTTATCGACCGCTTCGTCTAGAGTGGGATTGATATCAATAGTGTTCTTTACTAAAACTTCGTTTTCTTTATCTAACTTAGCTTTAGCCTTTTTCTTGACAACCTTCTTCTCAACAGGTTTAGTGTCTTCTATATCGTCCATTTTTATCCTCTTATCGTAGGTTTACCGTAGTCTAACTACAAATGATATTGTAATAGTCCACTAACAAGTGCTAGTGAACTATCTTTATTTATAATATATGGTTGCTATGAATCTGTAGTTGTCGGTGACATATGCTGATTATAAACATCTCTCAACGTTCTAGCATCTTCTTCTGCGGCATCAGCGTGAGCCTTAGCTTCTTCTAATGCGATATTGGCTGCCAATAGTCTAGCCTCAGCCATTCTAACATCTTCTTCCATACGTTGCAACATACGTGCCATATCTTTGGCTTCTTGAATCTTTGCCGCTTCAACGACAGGATCAACCATAGGCTGTATCTCAGCAAAAACTTCAGATAGAAGTGGATCGTCCTGAGGCTCTGGTATATCAATCAACTCTTCTGAGAATTCTGGGTGTAATGGATGCTCTGACACCTCAAACTCATAAGCGACATCTTCAGCTTCCATGTCTTCTTCAATCTTCTTGAGAGTGATAAATTCTTGAAGTTGGGCAATTAGATGAGACTTAACAAGTCTTCTATCCAATTCAATACCAATCGTTCTTCCATATGATTCTAGATCAGACTTGCTCATTGATTCGAATTCCATATTCTACTTCTCCGACTTCATGAATGTCCAGATACCGTATGCTAATCCAGCCCAGGCTGCGATCTTCACGATACCACCAAATAGAATGATTGCTATGCAACCAGCTACAATAACACCAGCGTCTAAGCTAGTTCTTTCTAAAAATCTTTCTTTTAACCAATTCATAATTATCTCCTTTAAATGCAAAAGCAGGCATTAAGCCCGCTTTATTAGTTGACTCGTACTATTATTTATAATAGCACGAATATGATGTCAAGTGAATTTATTAGTCCTGCATCATAACTCGCTTGGCTTCTTCATGCATTCCCATCTGACTGAGTTGGGCTGCGGCTCTCGCACGACCAACACGCTCCGTAGACTTGATCCACGCTCTACCAAAAAATCGTAGAGACGCACAGACTGAACAATAAGTGGCTGTTAAAGTACTCATATGTCCAATATTCCTTCTGGCATTTTATCGTATAAAGGAACTTTTTTACCATTCATGCGTTCTATGATATCATCATAATGCTTATTAGCTATGTAATGTATATCACCTCTGCAAAGTCCAATGTCATTCAAGTCTTTATCTGAAAGTCTTGACAATTCTTTTACAGTATCTCTGGCTGCCCAGTGTGCGTTAAATCTAACTCTAATGCCTTTAGCAACTCTAATGAATTTTTCAATCACAACATTTCTCCTCATATTTGTGCTGTAGCCCTTTGACTACACTATTATTTATGAGAGAAATGTGTATTTTAGCTTTGCAAGTATAGTATACTCGCCATGCACGTGGTGAATTCTACTTCTGCCAGCCTTTGATGTACTCTGAATTGAAGTTGGCGTTACTGAACTGCAATCTATCTACCAGCTTTACTGCGTTCTTGCCCATACGATCAATAGCAACGAAGCCTTCTTGCTCAGTCACTTTGTATCCGTCTGCCGTTTTCAAGAATGTGCCAACGTTCTTAGCTCTATCAAGTTTACGTATGATAGTCAACTTAGCCTCAACAATCAAATTGTATAGCTCGAATAGCGCAACGATTTGGCTCTTATCAGTATTGGAAAAGTATGATAGTATCTCTGTACGTTTAGCGGTCTTCTTTTCTTTACCCTTTTCAGACTTAAGCTTATCAATCTCTTTCTGGTAGTATGCATAGATGAAGTCCATAAGCTCACTGACAAATGATGCAGGATCTTTGATCTTTTCACCAGCTCGTACTTTCACATTAACAAACGTCTTAACTCTAGTGAGAAGTTCTTCGTTCTCTGTGATTCCGTCGAAGGTAGACTTTTTAATAGTGTTGAATTTCTTGCCAGCTTGAGATAGAAGTTTTGTTACTGCATCAGTTTCTTTCTGTGTCATAGTGGCATCACCACTCATGTCTTTGTAGATAGCGTCTACCGACCAGACGCCTGTCGATTTTTTGAGATTGCTTGCGATCTCTTTTCCAAAACTTGCTGACATTGATTCAAAAGATTTACCTCTGTATTCAGTGTGCCAAACCACACCGATCTCGGATCTGAGGATTTGTGAAGCAAGCTTGCTTTTCGCTGGTATCGCATAAACAATGGTATTAGGATGGAAAGTAATATACGATTCTCCATCAACACTAACCTTTTTGATATCCTTTTTCGCATATAAGAAATCACCCTGTATCACCCCCTTAATATTCAATGCTGGCAAGTTCTTTAACGCCAACTTCATTTTTATATTCAAATCACCCTTTGCGATATCATCATCGATATCTTTATTAGTCTTGTATACTTTAGGATTCTTATTAAAGATACCCTTCTTAGCAACAAAGAACTTGCCATCAGTCGGATCAATACCAGCAAATACTGCTGGTGCTCCATCCCACTTTACAGTCACATTGACCTTAGCTTTAGATTTACCAGCCAACATATCTCGCAATGCTCTTAGGTAGTTGATAGACTCCCTAGCACCATCGACACCTGCGTTCAGCAGATTATCTTCGAGGTGTTCCATATGAGTATTCTTGTCTTCAGTCAAAAATGACGATAAGCGTATCATGTTATACTCCAAATAACTTTTTTATGTCTTCGGGATTATCAAGGCTATACTTAGATTTGATATTTGTTTTTAATCTACCTTGACATCTATATCCAGCACCGACAACACGATAATCTTCGCCTTCAACTTTTCTCGCTTTACTTCCAGATGGTCCAAGTCTGAACTCGATATTCACAGAGCCTTTATACTCAGGCACATCTAGCTTCAATGGATTACTGCCTAGATAAAACAGTCCTGCTTTACCAATCTGAATGTAGTACACATTCTTTCTATTGTATGCTTTTGCGATAGTTCTTGCTGAATCAAAAGACTGAATGGTATTCATCTTCGCAAGATATCCAGCTTTCTGTGCCGCTGACCATGCTTCTTTTGTTACTGATCCAAATGGAATAGTATACGGAATCTTTTTATGTAATGCTAGTGGCTCTTGCTTACGAACGAAGTTGACCCAATCCTTTAGTGCCTTGTCTTGCTTCTTAGCCGCTTCTATAAAGAAGGGAATAGCGTCTTCGTCTACCGCATCGGGCTTGACTAGCGTGTGTGTCTTGTTTAACGTATCAATGCGAATAGAAGTACCACCCATTTGAGCGTTCTTATCCAGCTTGATTTCGATATTGAATTCTTTACCGTTATATAATGCTTCAATATCACCTGCGCCTTGGTTACTGTATCCTGCGCCTGGCTTACTTCCAACATTTAGTCCTTCAATGCCCGCAGACTTCATCGCATCGAAAACTTTCTTCTCGTATGCTAGTCCCTTAGCGCCAACGCTTTCGGTAATAAAACTTTTAAATCTGACAGTCATTTTTTAACCTTAAATTTTGTATCGTTTGGATATTCACCAGCTTTAGAATTTCTCAACTCAATCACATAATCCTCAACGTCATTGCTACACAATATAGTGATCTGCTTGGACGTTTTTGTAGGATACCTTATGCTATTAACTCGTATATTTTTAGATAGCTTATCCAACTTCGTTTTTCCTAACCAGAAGACTTTCCATCCACTAGTTAATCGTCTCACATAGAAGTAGTTCATACCCCAGGCTCTGTTGAAAATCTTTTCGATTTCTCTTGCGTTAACTCTAGAGACTGAAAGCTTTGGTCTACCTATACTAGCAGTATTTATATTACCTCGTTCATCGAACCCCGATTGGACTTTATTCAAGTCTACGCCAAAAGTGTTTAAGAATGTAGCACCTTCAGAATCTGGCTGAAGATTTCCTTCTTTATCAAAGAGTGATGCGGCACCAGAGTACGAACTAAACGTATTGCCTTTAATATCTTTAAGTGAGATGTACCAAGTATTTCTTTGAGAATCAGTGAGAATGATGTCTCCAATAATAGCACCCAAATCTGCAATGGGAACGCCTTCTTTCTTAGTAGCACCACGTCTCTGCGTAGCACTCACTATCTCTGAACTAGCAAATGGAGCGTGTGATTCGTTCATCATGGTAACTACTTTAGCTATCTCAGAGTTGCCTCTGGTCTTAAAGTAATCGTCTAGATTTGTCACTGTGCGTGTTTCAAACCTTTCGCCAGCATTCGCACCACGAGCAATGATTATATCAAACATTTGCCTATCAAAGATGAAAGAGTAACTAGGAAACTTAGAACTGTTTGGAGATATTTCATTGTACTTGATCTGCGTAATCTTAGGGTCTTGTCTTAGCTTATTACTCAGATGTGCGATACACGCTTTACTTGTATCTAGTTCTTTGTTTATGAGATTTAACCTGTACTCTCGATAGCGTTTATCATTAGAACCTGGTTTGCCTTTTGGAAACCGAGCGTTAAGCTCATAGTTCTTATTTTTTACCATAGAGTTCAGATTCTCTCCAAGTTTTTGATATACTTCTGCGCTCATGGGTCAGTAGAATCCTTATGTTTCTACTATTTATCGATCAGGTTATTTTGGTTAGTCTCGACATGCTCTTCGACTATAGCTTGAATCAAAGACAATCGTCCTTCGGAGATATGCTCTTCTAGTCGATAAATCTTGATTAACTCTTCCAATCTATCTGCTATAGACTTCCAGGGTTCTTTGGTTACCCATTGTTCCATTGACCTTAATTTACTAACCATTTGATCATCGGTCATACTGTAGCCTCTTTATGATCTTGAACACCATCCCATCTGAAGAAAGCCACTCGTTCACTGCACCAGTACCATCCCATATACTTTTGATCTTCTTGTTTCAGATCGCTTTCGTGATACTTCCTTCCTTGTCTGTCTATTGTCACATCTACTTCATTACTCATATTATTTCCTCATTTAGCCATTCTTGCTATTTCTATTGCTTGCTGTTGGTTGGTGATAGGTACTGCATTTGACTTGTGCATGGTGGCAATTCCGACGATGTAGTTTCCTGTGTACACTGGATTCTCTCGTTTTCTTCCCGATTGCGGGATTCCATGAACTGGGCTCTTCTGCGTGTTTGACGGATAATGCGGTTGCGGAACTGTTGGCGTCGGTTCATAAGGTACAAATTTCCTTTTAGTAGGCTTTAGTTTACCAGATATATATGCAACATATCTATCCAGTGTGTCAAACTGACATGAGTGTAAATGCTTACGCCTCATCTCTTTATTATATCTTCTCCACTCGATCTCTACTTTAGACATATCAAGTTTCTTGATCTTGCGTTTGCTCGTAGGAACGTACACGCCTTTTATCATGTGCATACTCATATGTATACTCCTCTATAAACTATGTTACCATTATGCACTATTTTATGCAGTTTGTCAAGAAATATTTTTATTTTTATTTTTTTATGGAAACGCTTGACTCAGGTTTTCTTTTGTATAAATAACAGCATGGGTGCGTGTTAATGTGTAATACACAAGAGGCAAGTGTGATCGGTAATAATCAACTCACAGAAGGAATAGCATACGTTACATCTTTGATGTCCGTGGGGTTCGGGTATGCCACGCAAACTATCTAAAAAAAGGCAATCTTAACGACTGCCTTTTTTTTGGTTTAGATACCTTCAACTTCATCTAATCTACGCACCTCAAACTCTTCGATCAAACTACTTTCTTCGTTCAATCTCCTGGCTAGAACAGTAGCTTTACTTAATGTACCAGTATAGTAGACTGTCATATCCTTTCTTTCTAACACCACATATTCATAACACGGCACTAGTGTCAGCATTTTACTTTTCCTCGAGCCTCGAAAGCCTCTCTTCTAATTCATCTATTCTCTTAGCGATATTAGGATACTTAGTTTTCCAAGCAATACCTTCTTTATCCAAAATATCGATACCATATCTCTCAGTTGCCCAATCAGCAATAGAATCAAACTGATTGTAGCACCAAACTCCTGCTCGGGTATCTTTAAACCAAGCAGTTGATGCCGCACCTAATAGTGCTCCTGCTATATTACTTACTATCCATAACCACATATGATGTCTCCTTACTTTAGTTCACCAAAGTCTGGCTTACTTTTTGTTTTGTTTTGACGGTATGATAAGATATTATCTTTGTTCTCGCCCTTCTCTGCTTTCATTCTATCACCGAAAGAACCCTTATCTGCAACAGGTGTACTAGAATCATTAACTAGATCCTGTGCGCTATCTTCCGCATCAAATAACTTCATCTTAGACCTATCAACACCGATGACAAATCTCTTAAGGTAATTGGTATCACCCCATCGATTTTTCAACTGCTTGACCATCAACTGTCCAAGACCCTCAAGTTCTTCTGTAGATATCAAGCCAAACATAAAGTCAGCAGTAGCAGGTAGACCAAAAGACTCAGAAGTATCTTCGAGGTTTAAGTCTGAACTACTGTAACCAGTACGAGTTGTTTGAGTAGCACTCAGAATGGGAACGTTGAATTCGACTGCAAGACCACGAAGTTCTTCAGCAATCGCTTTGATCAACGTGTAAGAGTTGACATTAGCACCAGCTTTCATCCTAGAACTTGTACATATATTTAGATAATCGATGTACACAATATCAGGAACAAAGTTCTTCTTTAGCTTTAACTCATTTAACAAGTGTCTAAAATGTGCAGAACCAGCACTGGCAGTAGGATACTCTTTAACGATCAACTTACCAGTAGTCTTTGCTTTGACTCTACCGATACGCTTCATGAATACATCCTTAGGCATATCTTGTAGACTATCCATAGTAGCATTCATTAAGTTAGCATCGATACGTTCAGATATTTTCTCTTCAGCCATTTCCATAGTGATATACAAAACATTCTTACCATCCATAAGATTGGCTGCCGCACAATGCGTCATAAACAATGTCTTACCAACACCAGTACCTGCTAGACAGATACTCAAAGACTTTCTAGATAAACCACCTTTAGTGATCTTATTAAGTAGATCGAGATCAAAGGGTACCTTATCTTCTTTACTATGATAAAACTCATATCGACTTTCAGTGTCTTCTAGGAAGTCATGACCAATAGCTTGATCGAATGACACACCTAAAGCTTTAGATAGGAGATCAGGAATAGACCCCTTATCTAGTTCTTTGTGATTACCATCTAGCACTAGAATAGACTCACGCACTGCATTAAAGACTGCTTTATCTTGGCAGAACTTCTCTGTCTTATCTACAATCCAGTCAAGATCAGTTTTATGATCATACTCTAAACCGTCAATCAAACTTACGATTTGTTGATACTGATCATCGCTGATATTGTCTTTCTCTTCGATAGCGATACGTAAGGCTTCTCTAGTAGGAATACCGTTGTAATCTTCGATATACTTCAGAATAGACCTGTACACCATTTTGTCACTGAAGTCGCCAAAGTATTCTTCAGTTAGAAAGGGTATGACTCTCCGCATGTAATCTTCATTGTGTAATAATCCCGCAAGTACGGTATTCTCAATCATTGTTATACTGTCTCCTCAGTATTGACGACAGGAGCTTCTTCAATGTGTTCTGGGATCTGACTATCGTCATCACTCATAAGACCATTAGAAGCCATTTTATAACGAGACTCGATAAAGTTAGCTAGGTCTGTTTTTTGAAACATCATTAGCCAGAAATCTTTATTGTCTACAATTTCTTTGGCTCTCATCATCTTATCACAGAGAACTTCACCAGTTGCAGGATTCAGTGCTTCGTACCAACCAACTTTAGGCTTGACTACATAACCACCCTTCTCAGCAACTTCAAGTAGACCAGACCACTTCATGATACCACCTTCAAAGGTAACCATGATTGGAATCTTAGACTTCTCACGGACGTGTCTTGACTTCTCGATGTTAATGACGAAGTTATATCCACGAATCTCAGTACCGTCTTTATCTTGTTGACGACCAATAATCCAAATAGCATCAGCAGAGTAATACGCACCAGTACCACCAGATACGACATCTTTAGGATATAAACCAATCTCTTTATAAGTGTGGTTCACACAGATCATTGGAATATCTTTCAGATTCAAGTGAGGTGTTACAATACGAAACAGAGATTTCATCTGCTTTGCACGTGACATGTCAGCTACAGACTTGCCATCCATTGCATCGTCTACTTCTTTCTTAGACGCTAAGTTACCAATAGAATCGATAACAATACAAACGTTGTCTTTCTTATCGAGGTCATTCAACTGCTTAGTGATATCAAACTTCAATTGTTCAACATCAGTAATCGGTGTGTGAATAACTCGATTCATATCAATACCGAAAGACTTGAAGTATTCTGGTGGTGTACCAAACTCACTATCATAAAATAGAATGACACCGTCTTTATGCTTCTTCTGGTGTGCGGCTGCCATAAGCAACGCAAACGCAGATTTGAAGTGTTTAGATGGACCCGCTAACATCAGCAGTCCAGGTGAAATACCACCGTCAACTCTGCCAGACAGAGCAACGTTTACCATTGGCACGGATGTTGGTGACATATCTTTCTTACCGAACACTTTCGAGTCCATAATAGGAGCAGTCTGCTTAATAGTAGTGTTCCTAGCTAATTTTTCCATCAATGATGACATTTATAATTCTCCATAGTTTAAATTCTGTTGTACTGCGACTATTATAACATCATGCATCGTAAATGTCAAACAATTTCTTCTCAAATTGTTCGATCTTTGCTGTGCGGTTTGGCCAAAGAATGTACTCTTTCTCTGGGTTTGCCTTAAGGTTATTAAGCAGTGGTGTTATTGAGTTGTAAAGCCTGTCAAGCTTGTCTTGTAGGTCTGTTGCTGTACCACTCTCTTGAGCAACTTTTGCCTGCGCTTGTTGCACGACCTCCAGTTCTGTTTCATCAACGGCAGTAAAGCCGAAGTCAAATATATCTTCTGTCATGAGAAAAATCCTTCTAATGTGTTTATGTATTCAAGTTCCCAGTTTATGGCGTCAGATACCATCTTCAATGGGTCTTTGAATGTTTTGTTGAATTGCATATCGTAATCAATATGACTATCTAAGTCAAACTCTTTTGGCAAGAACTGTGGGAAAGATATGATGTTCTCCATTAAAGGATTAGGCATCTTCATGTAACAAAACTTAACCTTACTACCATTCTTAATCTCTTCCATAGACAGCTTCTTTTCTTTCATAAGCTTATTGAAAAGTAAAGCACCTCTGACGTGGATAGGAGTACCTTTCTTGTATATCGTATGCTTATCATTCCATTTATTGATGTCGCTGACACCACGAGGAAACGATACGTCCTCTGCTGGCAAAGATTTGAACTCTTCATAGAAGTCAGCCACGAATGACTGTAGTTCTACTTCTGTAGAATTTAGCATGATGCTGTAAGCCTTTTTAAACTTATCACGCACAACTTGAGGAGTTGATGATTTCACAGCCTCGATACCCATAACTTTAAGCTTAGGCTCTGCGTACTGTACACCCTCATTATTATGAACGTTAAGTATATAGCGTTTCTTTGCCATCCAGATACCCTTATCTGCGATAGCTTCACGTGCCATAACCATTCTATTTTCATAAGCATTCATTTGAGTAAACATATCATTGTACGACTTCTGTAGAAGAGGCACAAGCTTTTGCTCACATGCTTGATCGATGAACTTTACGGGATCTGTTGGTTTGACTGCATCAACAAGAGGTCCCATGTTCACGTATAAAGAGTCAGTATCCATAGCGATAACATAGTCTTCATCATCAGATTTGAGAATAGTATTCAATGCCTTGTTCATGGCTTTCTCAGCCCACTTGATAGACAACTGACCAGACAGCGTAATGCCCTCTGCAATTCTCATATCGAAGTATCTGAAGTATTGATTGCCTAATGCACCATAAAGCGAGTTAAGCAAAATCTTAACAGCCTGCTGAGTATTCTCAAGTCTATTTATTTCTCTCAACATCTCTGGAGACTTCTTCTTCTCGTATTCTGACTTGAGGGAAAGCATCTCGTTTTTGATGCCACGTCTCTCATCGTACAGACCAATAATGATCGTAGGTAATACACCACGAACGTCTTTACGATACATAGAACCGTTGACAGCAACAGATAGATCACGCTCACGTACATCTTCACGTATTGGGTTATTGAGATAATGCTCAACACCACTTGCAGTAAAGTCATCACCACCTGAAACTAAAGTCTCGGGTGACATGTTGTACTGAACAATCAGATTGGGATATAGTGAGTTAAGGTCAAATGATGTTACCCATTCAGTCATGCCTACCTTAGGCTCTTTAACATAACCACCAGGATACGATTCTTTATGTTTGCGTACCGAAGGTGGAACAGCGATCTTTCTCTCACTGAGATATCGATAGATGATTGAATCCCATATGCCAGTTGTACCGAATGCATCGTTATAGTTTACACCGCCCTTGTATGCAACGATCAACGCCAAGTCCATAAGACCAGTCTGTATGTCAATCTGATCTACTACCTGAACATCACGAATATTATAGTCGATGAACTTCTGGTGATTAGCTTTGTACAAACCGTGTAAAGAACCGTACTCAGAATAAGACAGCTTCTTGGTACCTAGAACAACAGCGGCAATATTATCTAGAGCATAAGATGCTTGATTGCCATATGTAAAACCAAATTTCTGAAACAGGTCAAAGTAATCTACTTGCTGAACACCATATATCTCATAAGCATCCATGTCTTTACCCTTGATGCCGATCTGTCGATATTTCGTAATACCGAAAGGCGAGAACTGCTTAACGATCTTATCGCCAAGAATACGAGTAGTTCTGTTTATCATGTAGGGGATATCGAATAGTCGAATATTCCAACCAGTGATAATATCTGGACAATTGGCATGCCAGAAAGTTAAGAACTTAAGCATGAGGTCGGACTCATCAGTACATAGGCGATATTGAACCATGTAGCCATCTAGATCAAGCTCACAGTCTTCTAGTCTCCATTCACCTAAACCCCAAACGTGATACACTTTAGAAGTACTGCTCTTGTATGCGATAGAAATAATTGGATGCTTTGCTTCACCAGGCTCGGGGAAACCATCATCAGATGCGACCTCAATATCTATATTACCGACATTGATACGCTTTAGATCGTAGGGTACTATGCCAGGATACTTATCAGCGATGAACTGAGCTACATAATTGTTGTTGCCATATATCTTAAAATTGTCAACGCCCTCGTATCTCTTATTGAACTCTGTGGCTTCTGACATAGAATCAAGTTGAATAGGCTCAACTGAAGCACCATCAAAGCCCTTCCATTCACCAGGTCCCTTAGTAGAAGGAACGTACATCGTTGGCTTGAATGGGAATTTCTTCATGATGGGTTTGCCATCATCATTGTAGCCACGGAACAATATGTTATTGCCGTAGCGATTAACGCAAGTATAAAAACTCAAGATAGAACCTCATTTTGTATGGTATAGTTTACATTGTACATTATAAGAAACAAAAAGTCAAGTAAATTAGTCAGCACGTTCACCGTATCCGTAGTCTATAACTACAGGAAATCTAGGCACACCATCCGGAGTTAGACCGAAATATCGTAACGTTGCCCAACTAGGAGTATCGCCTGATTCCCAAAGCTCTTTAAGCTTGTCTTGCTTACCTCGAACTCCAGCTCCACAGTTGTCTCCATTAGGCATAATCAAAACAAACTTCTTGACATGTCCTGCCCAGTTGCCTTGACCTTCTAACATAGACGCAACTCTGAACTCTTCAGTTATAAACTCTTTACGCTTCAGTAGACCATTCGATCTTTTGTTTTCATAAGGAGTATTGTTACGCACCATTTGTCCTTCGTATCCATCCGTCGTGTAATTAGCGTATAATTCGTCTAACTCTTCTTGATCGACAGCTAAGGACGTTGGAACTTTCTTTAGATATAGGCAGTTGCTGTTGATAAGATGCTCGATAACAGCAGATCGTATTGAGAACGAATCATTAGGCGACATACTATCTTGTAGATCATAGACGTGGTATTGCACCAAATTCTTAGCCTCTTCTATATCTTCATCAGTAGACTTCATCTTTCTCACTAATGAGGTGATCTTATTAAAGTCATCTTTTAACTCGTGATTATATAGTTCGCCGTCTAAAGTCATAGTTGGATTAGCATCTAAGATTGGCTTAACTGCTGACCAAATATGAGGACAACTCGTGATGGCTTTACCGGCACGTGTCCACAATCCACTAGAATTCGCAACACATCTAATGCCGTCCAATTTAGGCTGACTAAATCCAGATGTTACTTGAACCCTTTGCTTAGTGTAATCACCAGCAAGCATGGGCTTAAATTTCTCATAAGTGTCTACGAAGTTAATGTCTGTAAAGTACTCTTTCTCTGCCTTCTTGTCCCAATTTGCTTGAGCTTCTGATTCGGCTTGAGTACGTGATGTCGTGCCATTGATTTTACCGACATTTTTAGGTTTGCTGATTTTCCATCCAGAGGTAACTAACTTACCTTCTTGCAATCCAGCTATCGATCTAGTTCCAAACAGGTCTTCAGTATTTGTAGGAAAACCATGTTCAACTAGACCGACTTCTATAGTCAGTACTCGTATCTTACCTTTACTATCACGTTTGTAGAGGGTGGGTAGGCTTTGTACAGTTTGCATAATATAGTCTCTCTCAATTAATCATTTGATGTATACATTATAGCACGGTTTAGTGCCATTGTCAAGTACTAAAAACGAAAACGGTGAGCCGTTAAGTTCACCGTTGGAGTTATTTACCTTATATCCTTATGCTAGTTGTGTTAGACAACTAGCTATTACAAAAGTGGATAATGCTAACAACAGTACTTGAGATACAGTGTCGCAGAATGCACCGTCGCAACTCTTAATGAAAGAGATTGCAGTTTTCATAAGCTTTATTTGCTCCTATACAAATATTTGATTAAAGGGTGAGACAATAAACTTTTGATCTACGTCCCACCCAAATGTCCCTACTATTCTTGTAGTAGTTCTTTCTCTCCCGTATTAAGCTTCTGCCCAATCTTAATTTTCTTAGGCTTCTGCTCCTCTGGGATGACGTTTTCTAACAAGATACGAAGCATACCATTCTCAAGTCCTGCATCTTTCACAATTACCGTTTCAGCAAGTGTGAATGTTCTCGTGAAAGCACGAGCGGCAATGCCTTTGTGAATGTACTCTTTATCTTCAGAGTCCTCAACCTTACCTTCGACTGTTAGGACACCTTCTTTGACTTGAATGTCAAGAGATTCCTCAGTGAATCCAGCAACTGCCATTTCAACGATATACGTTGTATCACTTTCTCTCGTGATATTATATGGCGGATAGTTACTGGCACCTCTATCGTTGGGCGTTTGATGCATCGCTTGGATGCGTTCAAAGATTCTATCGAATCCTACGGTTGTAAATGGATCGTACTGTGTTTGCATATAAGTCATATTGACCTCCTGTTAAGCAAGGGTTATTGTTATGAGTCCCCGAAGGCAACTCACATGTATTTATACATGTTATATGGTAATGTTCCGAAAAAACTTCATGATATTTTGTAATACGTCATATTACTATCTGTAATAGTTGTGCCATCAAATGAGACATTGTAACTGAAACTGTACGATAAGTCTTTCACGTTAACATCAAGTTCTAGATGTTCAGGTGTTTTAAAATCCAACTCTAACTGCTCAGGATCTAAATCATAAAACTTAAAAGATGTCTGATACATCACTGAACTCCTGTAGAGCCAAGACCACCTGTTCGATCAGTCTTTTCTTTAGGCTCAATAGTAGTTTCAATAAACCACACTCTATTGTTTTTAACGATCTCTGCCTGAGCAATACGATCACCGTCACGTATCATAAATGGTTGATCAGAAATGTTCTGTAGCATCACATAGGTCTGTTGAACGTAGTCAGCATCGACAACACCTTCACAGTTTGCTACTGTAATACCAGATTTCCAAGCTAAGCCTGAACGTGGATGAATGCGTAGGGATTGATCTTCAGTGAGATCAAAGACTAGCCCCGTAGGAACTAATACTCTTTCTCCTGAGTATAGTACGCAACCTTTACCATTATTAGGATCAATGACAGACTTGCGCTTCTCATTGGATTGTCCATAAACTGTTAAGGTATCTGTAGGACGAATAGACGCTTTTAGATCAAAACAAGCTGACCATTCTGTGCCGTATATAGGCATATGGGCTTCTGGAAAAAGTTTGAATATCTTCAACTCGCTGTCTTCTATCATGTTGATAGCGGCAAGCATATCATTATCTCTAATCATAGTATAATCCTTCATTAAAATGTAAAATCAGTTTAGCGTTTTTTGCCTATGCTGTACTTAGCAATAAGTTCCCACTCGCCCTTTTCCTTGTGAGGAAGAATTTTGATTTGTGATAGTGGAGCTGTTGGCTCTGCAATCATCTCAGCATTCAAAGGCTTAATCAATGACCATTCTTCAAGCAACTTGACAATAGTATTTCTACGTGCCTTGTCCTCTTCTGAGAAGTCGTTAATCTTTCCGTCTAACATGAAAAGTTCTTTGAAGTGTACAATGTAGTACTTGCCCTGCTTGTGCAGGATATGGCAAGACTGATACAACTTCTGCTCTTTCTTTGAGGCAATACCTATACGAGTAAGTGTTTCTTTTACTTTAAGAAAGCTTTCCTCGTTGGGCAGAGTTACCTCTACTAGTTTCTCTAAAATGTTCATTTCTTCACACCACCTATTTCTTGTTGTTCTTTCATGATTCTCAATTCATCACTAGACAACAAAGAAAGATATTCTTGACCAACAGTTCTATTACAAAGATAGAACTCACATATCATATCAAGGTCTTCATTACTAGCATTCTTAACCCACTTTGCCCATCGCTTTTTAGGTCTAATGCTATTTATAAGACACTCGTATTGGGGACGCTTATCCAACTGGTGGTTCATATTCATTAGGTTTGCATGAAGAATTGTATCAGGAAAGTAAGACAGTGCATTGTTTACTAACCAAGGCTCATAGCCTTTTTCTGCAAGAACATCGTTCTCGCTATCACGCATCATATTCTTCTTACTTAGCGTAATTGTATTTACGTACTCAAACGGAGATGTCATTTTCTCGATTCCTATCTACTGTATCCTTATTAAATTCTTCGCTACACACATCACATAGATATGCAACGCCTTCACCATCTTGATACTTGTATCGTACCTCAGAAGGATTACTACCAGCAGTCTTCATGCAAATAAGGCATGTATGCTGTGGTTCCTTCTTTTTAAATGGATTCAGTTTCATTTCCAGTCGATCTCTGCCATAAGTGTGGCAAGTGCCGCAACTCGGTTGATCTCAGAGTTGGCAACGAATGCCTCTTTATATTGATACTCTGCTAGAATGATAATAGAATCAGCAATACTTTGAGTACTGTTAACTTTACTTGGTAAAATATCGTACAACTGCCTGTATAGAACAGCAGAGTCGATATCTTGGTTATCTGCAACCCACTTACGAGTGGCAGTGAAGTTCTTATCTTTCATAAGATTGATAAGAGTAGAAATATTGTCAGACGATTTACTTGCTAGGATGCCAGCATCAATACGACCAGTAGCAGAATAACGCTGTAATTCATTAAGCACTCGGCGCCAATCAGGGAAATAAACCTGTACAATTTCGGCAACAGACTTTTGATCATACGTAATACCCTCTTCATCTAAAATGCCGCATACTCTCTTGAAAAACTGTGAGGCAATAACGGGCTTATCTTTGTTAGTAATACCAAACTCGATAACACTGCATCTAGAATGTAGTGGCTCAATGATGCGGTTCTTAAAGTTACACGTCATAATGAAACCACAGTTCTTTGAGAACTCTTCCATAAAGTTACGAAGAGCGGGCTGTGTAGAGTTTGCGTTAAGGTAGTCAGCTTCGTCTAGTATGACGTATTTACGACCACCGGTGAATGATACACTAGATGCAAAGTTTGAAATTTCTACACGTAGGGTATCGATATTGCCGTTCATCGAACCGTTGATGGTTATGTAATCGGCACCTATCTCTTCTAGCATAGCTTTAGCGATTGTAGTCTTACCTACACCTGCTCGACCCGCTAGTAATAAATTGGGAACATTGTCTTGATCGACAAACTGTTGAAAGGTCTTCTTCATCTCATCAGGAAGAATTGTATCTTTAACTGTGCGTGGGCGATACTTCTCTACCCATAAAAAATCATTCTGCATCATCATCACTCCATAATATAATAAACTTTATACCGTACAGTATAAAGGGTTGAAGGGAAGAAGTCAAGTAAACTCAACCTCTTCCCTTCGATCTCACTTAAGCTTCAGCTGGTGCTTCAGCAGGTGCTTCAGCTGGTGGCGCACTAGGTGCTTCACCTGGCAACTGAACATCTTGACCCTGCTCTTTAGCATGACGCAAGAATGCCATAAAGCGTTCACGTACCATGCCCACTGACGCAAGCTCTTCACCGCGGAATGCTCCACGAGGCGTCACTACATCAATGATTTGAACAGCCGCAGAAATGTCCTGCAATGATAGACCAGGAGCTTGTTCTTGCTCTTGCTCTGGTGCTTCACCTGAAGCTACTTGGTTTTCATCTGTCATAATATTCTCCTATATTTATGATGATTAACGAGATTCGATTGCAATCCAGTATTGGACTTTATCGGATTTAAAGTGTGCCATACCTTTAGAAGACAATGTGACCTCGTAGTCGGTTGGTACTAGTTTAAGATTATCTGTTTTGATAATCATGTTAAAGGGCTCAGTGTTCACACCTTCAGCAACAACTGTATTATAGTTGTCAGCAGTAGATGTTTTGCTGTCTACGGCAGAAATAGTAACACTATTTCCATCACCGATGAAAGCGATTTCTGGTAACTGTAGAACGCCTGCGGCACGCAGTACGCTATCTATAGCTTGCCAGGTAATGTTGACAGACACTTCAGGATCAGGAACAACAATGTCCTTCTCCGGCGGTGTTACAATCAACGATTCAGAAGTGTAAGTGTATCGGAGTTCGCTTTTACCACCCTTAATAGTAAAACGATCTGTACCGAAAACGACTTCTGGATTCTCGAATAATGCGAGAGTGCTTAAGAAGCGAGACAAGTCATAAACACCTGCCTGTTGCTCAACTGTTTCACCAATTGTAGCCGCTGCCATCACAGTCTTTTGTGGGGATATTGTTCGAATAGTCGATCCAGGTTTAAAAACAACACTGGGATTGATAGTCGAAAAGTTCTTGAGGATACTCAAGGTATCATTGCTAAATTTCATATTTTATTCACCTTCCATAATATTTTAAAGTCACGCTCTGTTATATTTATATCAGAACACCAAAAGTTTTCCATCTTATTTCATCTTACTCCTTGCTTGTGTTAAATCCTCAGCTAATTTTAATTGGTCACTTATGAACTTAGCGCAGTCTTTAGCAGTCAAGGCACCACCATCTAACTCAGGCATACGATCATCTTCACCGATGCCTCTTATAACCGAACTGGATAGCATTAGAGCACCTGCCATTATCATACAAACATGATGTAGTCCCGAACCACTGGGTCCATCATCATAGTCGTTTCTTCGCTCAAAATCATCGATGTGTCGTTTAAGACTATCAATCATTTGTTGCCAAGGTAAACCCTTTTCCCAGTTTCTATCTGCATACTTCATTGCACCGTATTCAAGTGCGGCGGCACCTGCGGCAAGACCCTCAAGAGGGAGCTGTCGCATATAAGGTACACCGAGTGCTTCACGTTGGGCGCCACTCTTAGCGGCTTCAAAATTGTCATTCATCGGGCAGTTTGCTCCATGTCGTTCTCGGCTCTGTATATTGTTTGAAGTCTCATAACATCAGCCGCAACATCATGAGAGCTATCGTGTGCAATGAACGCTGTCGACCAATAAGACTCATCACTCACAGGTACGAAACCATTACGTGTAGTGTAATCAAACTTGGCATCGATGTGACTACGAACATCCCTAACCTTATAGAACTTAAGATACTGATCCATCGTTGGCATGTTATCTGTCGCAAGCATTAGCCTGTTAAGTATAACTGGGTCAAACGTATTGCCACGTGACCACCAATAATCAACGTTTCTTTGTTCTCTAAGATAAGCTAGTATTGTATCACAAAACTCTACGACTGTCAAGTCATTTTCTGTCCTGTTCAACTTATCACGTGCAAGTTTAGGAAGTCTTTCCCACCACTCAACATCAGCCTTGTTAAACTTAGTGCCATAATTCTGTATCTGATCGTTAACATCAGCCTTTAAAGTCTGAACGGTACTTGCAACCTCTTCGAAGGTATATGGCTCTTCAGCAAATCTATCCCACTCAAATGTGGTATATGCGACATCGACAACGGGGCAGTGAAAAACATTTGCCCCTATCGTCTCTAAATCAAAAATAAAATCTTTTCTGCCTTTCTTCACTATGCTACCTCACTAAAACCGCAAGCATCTACTTCATAAGTTCTGCCGTTAGCGATCATCAAGTCTCTCATTGATGTAGAACGAAGTCCGTAAGTTTTACCCTCACTCTCGATAAGTGGAGCTAAGACAGTAACGTTTGGATTTTCATCATTATTGTCTTCGATATCTGTTCGTGACCAAGAACCCATAATGTTGTTAGTCCATCGATAAGCATACTCTAATGCTTCATCTATGGTGGCTAAGGCAGGAGAATTAACTTCTGCAACTGTTACTTGGTCTTTCTCGAACGCTTTGTGAATCACTGTTACTATCATAATATACTCTCTTTTTTTAATCTATGTACACATTATCGCATAAAAAAGGGTCCGTGTCAACTCTTTTTTTAATTAATGTGTAATTTTTCTTGCAGAAGCTTTCCTGTTACTGAAGTCGCCGTACTTCATAGACTTCTTAGCATGACACAATTTACATATCGTCTTAACGTTTTCGGGATCATTGTTATCGTGATTACCGTCAACGTGTTCTAAATCTAAAGACTGTAACATGCCCAACTTGAGCCAGCTTGCTTTAGGTACTGGACATTTCCAGCCTAAATGGGAATCATGGTTTTCACAGAATTGCTTCTTGTGTATAACAATGCCTTCCATTGCCTTGCCTTTGATACCAGTCGCTCTTGCTTTGTAACATGTGCCACACTCGGTCTTGAATGACCAGTTAGTCCAACATCTAACTTGAACCGGGCGAATACATCCACTGTTTATGCATGTCGGAAGAGAATATCCCTCATTGAAGAACTTCTCTTTTGCGGTTGCTGAGGCACCGCTAATTTCCGGTCTGGAAGCGATACTCATTATACTAGTTCGTAAGATTTGTTCCACTGACCAATGTTGATGTCAGTGTAATGCGAACGGCTAAAGTAGTCGGTCATGGCATCATCATCGTTGAAGTAGCTAGGACCTTTCATAGCATCAAGAAGCTTGTTAAGGAACTTCTTGGCTACTGGCTTCTCAGCGAAGTGATCATCAATCCAGTAAGTGTTTACTTGATAATGGGCATCGCCAAAGTCTACTTCGCCCTTTTTAAGATTAACAACTAATGTTGAGTGGTTACGGACAGAGATACTGCCCTTCATGCCAAACTCTTTAAGCACTGCTTTGATAGCAGGAGCAAGTTGTTTTTTGTCTTCTTGTGATACGTAAGCCATAATTTATTTCTCTCTCAATTGATTACTTAGTTAGTATAGCAGGTTGGACTAGTAAGTCAACCTTTATTTTAACTAATTTTAACAAAAGCATGTTCTGGTCTATCGAACTCGTTTAGACAACCAACTTCATCGAAACCATACAGCACCAGACCGTCATCAACTGGGTCAGTACCACGCTCATATTCGATGAGATCGAAACCAGCTGGAATCACACCAGTGAACAAATGGATGTTGTCGATGTATTGCACTTCAATATTCTCTGTCATAATCGTCTCTCTTTATCAATTCAATACAAGTATTATAGCAGGTTGGACAGCAATGTCAACCGTTATTTGAGATAATTAGGGTATAATCTATGATTTTTTATGTCCCATTTCTCAAGTACTGGTAGACCAAACTCATCCTCATCTACGCAGATATACGCTACAGTCTTCTTGACTATGGCATATCGGTAGCCCGAATCGTTGATTGGGTTGTTGCTGACCCACACCTTATGTGGAAAGTCTTCGCAGAAATAGAAAGGATCATCGTTGACAGAGAACTCAAAGAAGTTATCATTATCTTTCAGTCTCCAGCCACCGAGAATGGTAGCTTTATTTTCGAAGTAGGTTTCTTGTGGGGCATAAGCCATAAAACATCTCTTTCTCTGTCTAATGAGATACTATTATAGCAGGTTGGACCAGTATGTCAACCTTTATTTTGCATTTTTCCAATCAAAATCTCTCTTCAATTCCATGCTATAGTTATTTGTACCAGATGGTAACACCACGCTTTCTCGTAGCTTCAGCTTGTTTACTTTGAAAGGACTATAGTCGACCCAGTGATGCCATCTACCGTAACGCCAGACAAGTCTAGCCACATCAGGATGCATATCTACTAACATCTGGGACTTATTAACAGTACCTTCTGTATTGTACCCACTCTCTTTGAACTCCTCGTTCTCAGTGTTCTCAGCATGATAGAACTCAGCGGTATTACCTCCGGCAACAGTCTGAGTAGCACATTTACCTTGTAGAAAAGCATTGAACTGTAGACACACATCACCGTCTTTCATAACCCGCAAACATATATCCGTATCTTCATTATAACGACCACGCCATCTGTGCTTGCAATCATTGCGTATCAAAAGGGCAGAATAAATTCTAGTGTTGGCAACATAAGCAGGATAACTCTGATCTGGAGCAATAAAGAATCTGTATTGTGGTCCAGCAATGTAGACGTTATCGTAACGATCTACAAAGTCTTCCATAACTTTAAAGCCAACACCACTCTCAAATCTAATACGCTCATTATTGTGTAGTCTATAAAAGTCTGAAATGTTATCATCAAATACCCAGTGACTAGTCGCACCAATTGTCAGAGAATGATCCCATGCCCAATTTCTAGCACGACCAGGTCCATCACCGTGATTGGAAAATGGTGCGACTAAAAGTGTGACGTATTGGCGAATATCAAAATTGTCTAGTGCTTCCTCATATAGTGCCTCATCTTGTGGCTCAATTACGATATAGTGAGGAATATGCATACGTGCAAATGATCTAGAAGTGATCATCGTATCAGCACGACCCTTAGAGACGATATACATCGGATGCTCTGGATTAGTACGACTTTCTTGTACCCATCTTAACTTAAGGTTCTTTGTCACGTTAAGTTTTGGATGCCACATACTCTTAGTTTTGTCAGTTACATCTTGATCGATCTTTGTAGAAAAGTCATCGTAGTCTTCTTTGCGTCTGAACTTCACGGTAATAGTTCTATAAGAACCATTCTCATCTTGAACGAACTCTGGCATTCCAACCCAATGTTCTTTCCAGATTTTATCATCTTCTGGAATATCAACATCTGCATTTTTATATTTTGACGATAGCTTTGACGCATCTATAGTAACTGGTACATCATCAACCTCATCTAGTCCGAATAGACTTAAAGATGGGTCAATAAGAGGATAGTAAGCAGACTTGTTTGGCATCATCTGATTGAGTTTGGTACAGAAATCTACAACATCTTCTAGGTTGCGAAAGTGTACCTTGACTGCTTTCCAAACATCAGACTCTAAAGAACTCTTTGCCTTAGTCATATCTTGAAGTACGACAGGCAGAGGTTCATCGAAAAACTTGTCCAAGCCAATGCTGTAAGTATCATTCTTACGTGCATCAGCTTCCATATAGTTATCGTAATTTGAACTTTCTTCTACCTTATGTCCGCTCATGTAAAAAACTCCGTTAAATCTGAATATGTTTTATTCTTATCATTATATCTCATCTGAAGCATTTTGTCAATACCTAATTTCCAATTAGCTAGGCTGTGCTTTCTCCTAGTCATCTCAGCTATTTCATCTCTACGGTTTTTCATCACATTAGCGAATTCCCGTACAGTTGTTTCAAACTCAGCCCTTGAACACTTTCTATTTACTTTGATATAATGTGTGCGGTGTGCCGCAATCTCTTCACTTGCATGTGCATCGCTATCATCAGTAAACAGAATAACTGGCACTCCACAACCTAAAGCTTCCATTGTAGTTATTCCCCAAGATTCTTTTGGCCAAGTAGAACAGAAAACTTTAGACTTAGATATCATTTTCATAACGTCAGAGTGTGGCAATCCACGCATAGTATACTGAGGCTCAGACCAGTGCTGATTAGATGCCACGTAATCGTTGACTGTATCGCTTTTGTAAACTCCATCGTTTGTCATCACAAGACTATTTAGGTCAGTATTTTTAAGCTTATCATGTATAAGAAATGGTGCCTTCTCATTATCACATCTACCTACTGTTGATACATCATATGTCGTTTCAGAAGAAATGGGCATATCGTATGGTAGATATGAAGGATTTATGAAACCTTTAATTTCACCAAAGTCAACATTCTTGATTCTCTTTGACATATCTCTATGAAAATCTAACTGGCGGGAACTTACAAACCAAATATGTGCGCCATAGTCATTCAAATCTCTCAGTATTGTGCCTAGTTCTACCATACGTATGTCACGCACAAGTGGTTCATGCATAATAGAAATTAATGGAACACCGAATGTTCTCATCATGTTTCCCCACCAGGGATTGTTGAATAAGATCATATCTGGATTATGCATAGCAATCGCATCTCTAATCTTGCGCTTGGTATTACGATTATCTTTATCATCTTTAGTGATACACAACGGTATGATACCGTCAATATTTCGCTCTAGGTCTTGGCAGAACTTTTCAATACCGCCAGTGATGACAGGACTATCCGAGTCTTGAGTCTTCACTACCTCGAAGTGAGTTGAGTAGGGTAAGAGTATCTTCATTTATTAAAGTCCGATTCAGCAGACACAACTCGCTTACGTAAGTCACTGGTTGAAAATCTATGCTCTCTGCTGTTAAAGTATAAATCCATGCCTAGAGTATCACACAAATCTCTACCAGTAAACTCTTTATCTTTGTACTCTACTCCAAGAATTCTGACATCAATTTTGTGCATAGTTAAGATATCGAGTAAGTCTTGTTCAGTGGCATACACCAGAATCTCATCAACATACTTGATAGCTGATAGCTGTGAATAACGTTCTACTATAGTTTGTATAGGACTGTTCTTTTCTGGTCTGTCTACGCTAGGATCAATTTGCAAACCACAGATCAAATAGTCACATTGATCTTTAGCCTCACGTAGCATAGCAACATGACCCGCATGAAGCAAGTCGAAAGTACTAGCTGTGAATCCTACTGTTTGCATTTCTCTTTTAGTAATTTCCATGTGTGTCTCCAATCATCAACTTGTACGGCATCATTTCCTCTAGCTCGTACTTCCATAGCAATATCGTGATCATTCCCACCGGGAAAGGTTTTATCACCGTAAAAATGTATTATAGCATCTTTATCGAAGTCTGTCAAGACCTGTTCTTTGCCTTCACCTTTTTTAACAATATCTATGCCAGTCTCACCTGCCACTTGAAAATTGTAACCAGTAAATTTATTTCTTAGGTGTTCTGCTATAATATTGCGCTCATTGTGAATCTCATCATACTCAACATAATCTTTGCGTTGTTGATCGTTGGCATTGCGCCCTACGATAGAGAAGTTTAATAAACCAGGACGTATCTCGATATGACATCCTGTTCTTATGTAAAACTTAGATACTGAGAGTTCGACATTCAATGCGTTATGTAGTTCATCATTAGGCAAATCCTCAAATTCTGAAGTTCTTATTCTTTTATCACCAATCCAGTGGTCATTACCACTACACTGATATGCGCCCTTTAATTTAGAGTAGATGTCTTTACCCAACTGCTCTTCTGTTTTAGGTCGATCACTTCCTGTAACTACGTATACATCGTGATCATGACAGAATGAACCAAACCACAATGAGAAGTCCTTGTCCATTCTGCCACGACTAGGTGTTAGCGTACCATCAACATCAAACATGAAAATCATGTATACATGTCCACTACTTTAGTACGCAGAACATTCATTTCATCTTTTAACATAAGTTTATCCTTCTTCAATTTTGTCACAAATCCATCAGGTGCTTTTTCAGCTTCAGCACATTCTATAAGTTTATGCACTCGTTTATGTTCATCTTCTAGCCAACTCAGCCTATCAGACACATTCATCTAAGTCTCCTATCCTGTTGCTATTCTGCTAAAGTTCTTCACCTTCTCAAACTTAATCACACTGTGGAACTTGTCAAACAACTGGTCACCTTTGTGGCTGATAATAAATATATTGGAATCTGAAGTAAGCTCTTCTATAATCTTCAGAAACTCCTCAGTACCAGAACTGTCTAATGATGAATCCATAATCTCATCCATAATGAGAAGATTTGTAGATACAGAATTTCGCAGTTTAGACACTGCTCTCCATGTAAACAACAAAGCTAGATCAATTCGCAACTTCTCACCTTCGGAGAATGATGCATACGAGAACTCATCACGAAATCTAGACTTGATCGTCTCATTAAAGTTTTCGTCTAATTCAAATTGTACAAAGAAGTCCATAGCAGACAGGTACTTACCGATAAGCTTGTTCATCACAGGAACATATTGCTTAATAATACGAGTCTTGATACCGCCATCTTTCAGCATAGAAGATACTACAGAAAGAATTTCTTTATCATCGAACAACTGGTTCTGCTTGTTGTGATATGATAATAAGCTCTCTTCCTGATCTTTAATCTCACTGCTGTCGATAGCAACAACTTCTTTCTCTGCTTCATCTAGATCATTCTTAATGTATCCACACGAATTTAAAGCCATCTTACGATTAGCTCTATGTTCACTAACCTCTAGGTTCTTAGCATTAATAGCGTCTTCAGTATTACTGATCTCAGTAAGCCGCTCTTCAACTTTTAGACTTCTATGTCCAAGTTGTTTCCTAGCTGTTTCAATCTCTTGTGCTTTCTCAGTATTACCATTAACGGCACCACTCTTGAAGTCGTGTTCGATGCCCTGCTTGCAAGTTGGGCAGTTGTCGTTGTGTTCATAGAATGCGATTTCTTTCCGTAGCGACTTGAGTCGGTTTGATAGTTCTCCATCTAATGTCTGTAGCTCCTCTAACTTCTTCTTGACAGTAGACTTATCAGAGATGCCTTTAGTGGTATCTGCAACTTCGTCTAATAGAGTGTCAACTATGGCTTGTTCTGCCTCGATGAAATCTACTTGTTCACGTAGCTTCTCTTTAAGTTTGCCTACTTCTATTTGCTTCATCTTACGAATGGATTCATTATGAGCTTTAGATGACGTAATCTTATTCTCTAGCAAATCTATCTGATACTTGATCTCAGTGATCTCAGTCTTGTTTGCAGTGACACGCTCTTTGAGCAATGTATTCATTGTGGTGAAGATTTGAATGTCTAGAAGGTCTTCAATAACTTCTCTTCTCTCACCAGCTTTCAACTGCATGAAAGGGACAAACGTGGAACTACCTAAAACAACTACTTGACCAAAAGACTTGTAGTTAAGCTTTAAGATAGTATCTTCTAGATATGTTTGATAATCACGGGCTGCCGCATCTTGATTAAGCAACTCATCATTCTTCCAGACTTCGAATATGCCTGGTTTGATGCCACGCTTGATCACATACTTATTACCACTTATAGTGAAATAAGCCTCTACTTCTAAACCTTTGTTATTAACACTATTGAGTAGCTGATACTTGTTAATCTTTCTGAATGGCTTACCGTACAGTGCGAATGTCAAAGCATCGAGCATGGTTGATTTACCAGCACCGTTGTCTCCAACAATAAGAGTAGACTTACTGCGGTTTAAAAATACTTCTGTCCAAGCATTACCAGTACTTAAAATGTTCTTATAACGAACCTTTTCAAATAATATCATAAATTGATAGCCTCATTGTGTAGATCCTCGAGAACTTTTTCGATCTTACTCTTATCATTAGTAATCTCTAAGTTCTGTACGTATTGCTTCAAAATTGTTAAAGTGTCCTGCGCTTCATCGACCAACTCGCTCTCATCGATAACATCAAGGTTCATGTGGTCTTCTACGACTTTGATGTCGCACGGAGCAGATGCTTGAAGTTTATCTAAGAACAGATCGAATATATAAGGATTGTTCTTAACTGATACAATGACTTTTATGAAAGTGTTTGCCAAGTTAGACGTATCTAGATTAGCAATGTCTTCTATAGTCATGTTAGTATCATCGTACATTATCTTATGAAACAAACTAAATGGATTACGAATATGCTCCATCTTACGAGACTCAGTATCGAACACACTGAAGCCACGCTTTTGATCGTGATCAGACCAGGTCATCTCATATTGAGCACCTAGATATGATATGTTACCAATCGATGAAGGTTGATGAAAGTGACCAGAGTACACAGAATCAAACTTAGCAAATGTAGTGCGGTCCATACCGTGATCACATAGATGTCCTTTGTCCATCTCATAACCAGTAATCTCAAAATGACCCATAAGAATCTGTGCCTTAGTTTCAGACATAGCTTTCATAGACTCTTCATAGTTGTCAGCACATAGCCATGGAGCAAGCATTATTTTGCATCCATCCATCTCTAGCTCGACAGGTCTTTCCCAATACAGATGTAAATTTTCGTGACTAGTGTTACCGTACAGCTGGTTAAGGCTGTTTACGTCATTAGTGTTCTTGAAGTACGTATCATGATTACCAGCTATCATGTATAGCTCTATATTCTCATCGGCACAAACTCTCATGAAGTGATCTTCAAGATTCTTGGCTGTAACGAAGTTAATATACTTTCGTCTATCTGTGACATCACCTAAGTGAAAAATAGTAGTAATGCCATGCTCACGTAAATACGGAAAGAATACTTCCCGATAAAACTTTATTTGATGTTCAGCAATTGCGGCATTGTCATTTCTTGCGCCCCAATGCGTATCATTAATAACAGCAATCTTCACTCAGACTTCTCCTCGACTTTAGTCTCATCAGTATCTGATTTATCATCGGGAAGAACTACGTCTTCTGCAATGAACTTCTCTAAACCAATCTTAGCTTTTATCTGCTTCTTCTTCTTATCTTCGATCTTCTTCTCATAAGTCCTAACAAAGTCTGACATGTAATCGTTGTTAAGATCAATGTACGCAGGTTCACCAGAAGCATCATCAGCTCCATCTGTAGCTGTACCCGTCATGACTGAGTTTACAGTTACCTTGTGCTTAATATACAACTGTTTCTTCTCTTTGTCAATACGTCTTAAGAATGCATACCATATGATTTGAGTGAAGTAAGCAAATGGATTATGAGACTTCTCTGGATCAAAGTTGCCTAGTGCTTGAATAGCATTTTCTAAGCCGTCGCTGATCATCTCATCTTTATATGAATATCCTGAAAAGTTGGGCTTGGACGCTAGTCTAGTCGATATCTGATAGATACAGTGCCCAATATAGTTTGGTATTTGTGGACGTTTATCACCCGAGTCTTCTGCTTCGATACACAGTTTCTTGTAGGCTATGATAGCCTCTAAGAACTCCGGGTTATTAACGTAATTACGTTTTGCCATTAGATTCACTCCTTATTTGACTATCATTATAGCTGAAAGAACATGCCATGTCAAGCATTATATAAGATATTTTGTTAGATTAATTGAATTATTTTCGAGATATGTATTGACAAACCATGAAACGGACTGTATAATAGAGTTATCGCTCTTAAGAATAATACTAGATTGGGTAGTAGTAATGTACATGGTATTCTCACTCTTTCTGCGAAAGTGCTTGACAGCAAGATCATCTCTGTGTATAATAGCGTTATCGCTGTAAACAATAATACTAATGTTTGATCTGATCTCTAGATTCGAGGTATGCAACTAGTAGGTCTTCGACTTCTTCGGTCAAGTTTGTCTCTCTATCATCTTGTAGGTCTTTCAATCTAGATACGAATGTGTCGTAGTACTCTATTGCTTTTTCGTTAGCCTCTCCGCAAAACAAAACATCGTCATTTCCTAGAGTGACAGCATTTGCTTTAGACAATAGCATCCAACTCTTAGCAAAGAATCCGTGTACTGGGTGTATGCGTACCTGAATTGGATTCTCTACTACGATACTCTCTTTGCCAGTCTTTATTAGATCAGCTATAAGATCATCACCATTATTCATTTTAATATGTATCAACATGGCTTACCCCTTAACGTTAACATTATATATACGATACTCAAAACCCTCATCGTTGTAAATCTTTACTCTTTCCATGAAGTGTTTAGTAGCGAAGTTCTTAGTCTGTTTCCATTGTAGATCATCTACTATATCGTAAAGCGTAGCTTTACTGTTCCCATCATGCTTTCTTAGTACTCGTCCGATCGATTGTAGATTTCTGATTTTCGATTTAGACGGGCTTGCAAAGATGATATTGTCCAAACGCTTGATATTAACACCAGTGCTGAAAGTACCATAACTAGCGAGGATAATATTATCATCATTTGTTTCAGACAATCTCCTAACATTCTCACGCTCTTCTGCACCAACTCCGCCATGTATGAAGTGTATGTTCTTACCTTCTTTTTCAAGCATGGGATGTAAGACTTTACCGTGTTTTTCGACAAACTGAAATAGAATAAGAGTGTTGCCCTTGAGGCTATGTGCCAAATTTTTAATGTATTTATTACGTGATTCATTACCAACAATCCAGTCAATTTCTTCTTGATAGCTCTTACCTTTATTTAGCTTCCTAATTTCGTCTGGATATTGGAGAGCAATTGCTACAATACCAAACTCCGCAAGCGTGTTGTCTTCGATTAGCTTCTTAGTCTGAGTGACTTCAAATACTGAACCAAATAGTCCTTCTAACACTAGCTTATGTGTTTCTGTGCCATCTAACGTGCCTGTAAAACCGTAACGATACTTACAGTCAGGCATTTTTTCTAATACTGATACAAGAGACTTAGCTTTGAATAGATGCGCTTCATCTCCCATCACTACGTCAAACTTAGCAAACCAATCTTTTTTCAGCTTGTATACTGATTGCCAAGTAGTGATAGTTATATCAGCATCTACATTCTTATCAACACCACCTCTAATCTTGTGTATGCTCAGTTCATTGCCATTGTTGTATTCGATGAAGTCTGTAGACATTTGCTCGACTAGTGACGTTGTTGGTACAACAATTAAAACCTTTCTCTGTGAAGACTCTACGTGATATCGTGTCAATAGATATATGATAAAAGACTTACCCGATGCTGTTGGCGATAGCAGTAATGCTCTATCACTTTTGAGTGCATGAACTACTGCGTTGTTTTGATAATCTCTAGGAACAAATGGCGAGTTAAACTCTTTTGATAGATCGAGTCCAGCAGTATCTTGTACGAGATTGTTGGGTACAACTCCCTTATCTACCGTAACATGGTATTCCCTAACGTTACAAAACTTGAGTATGTACGGAACTAGTCCAGCATATATCATACCAGTCATAACATTGAGTAGACGAATCTTACCGTCCCAAACTTTGTTACGTACAGAAGGCATAAACTTAGCACCAGGTACTTCGAATGTGAAGTACTCCGACATTTCCATCTTCACGCCAGGGTCAGCATTGACTCTAACGTAGACTTCGTTTACCTTCTCGATACTCACTTCATCCATTATGCACCTGTTCTAAAGCGTTCCCAATCAATTATAGATTTGATTTGAAATCCTCTATTGTTAATTTGTTTAATGATTGCTTCTAGATATTCTACCTTTTGTGCCTGTGCGCCTATCTTCAGAGATGAATCTATGATGTCATCGTCTGCTTCTAAGTATGATGGAATATCTTGTCGTAGAATTTTTAGGGGCTGTGGTTTCCAACCAAACTGCTTTAGTTCAGTATCGTCTAGTTCGCCTCTATAGTATTCTGTCTTGAGTTTGAAAAGCTTCTTATAGTCAGCTTTCATCTTACGTAGGATGTAACCTTCACCCATGTAAATTTTGAAGTACTTGTTGTGTAGCTTCGGCGTTTGTGATGCTTCGTTTGATATGTTTATAGTATCAACTGGTCCATCTTTTTCCCACGCTTCAATAATATCTTCTAATTTCATTCATAATCTCCATAATTAATACAAGTGCTAATGCACGAGTTTTCAAGCTTACAGTATTTCTATAGTGTAATCACTGTATTTAAATGTAACATCAAAAGTAGGTGGATTGATATCAGCTTCAGTAGTATTTAGCTGTATTCCACCAACGGCAACTGGGAACATCTCTTTGAACGTTAGTCTAAGATTAGGGTTCTTATTGCTATCCATTATAATGATGGAGCCAGATGATGTTACACCTGTTCCTTTTGGATTAACAGATCCTGCCGCACCCGCAACTTGAGGCGAGTTCAAAGCCGCATATCCAGTAAAACTTTCTGGTCGAGTAATAGCCTCTAACCAATCTAAGGATTCTTTAAACGATAGCATGTTTTCGTCTGCTATGATAGTCATTGCTAAGTCTTCATACACTAGTGTATCACCAGGTGTGTAGATTGACTTAAACGGGGTCATTCTCTCTGCGTATCCTGAGTTTACTCCAGGTATGTTTATCTGCTGTACATAAAACTCTACGTTAGGCAGTCTCTCAAGTATGAACCTAAACTCTACGTTTGATAAGAAGTTGTTTGTTGCCATGTTGTCTTCTCCAGTTATATGTACTATTTATACAGACAAAAAAAAGAGGCTCCGAAGAGCCTCTTTAAAGTAGGTTGGGTTGACCCCAATCTTATTTTTATAGCAAGTTGGTAACTGCTGTACGTCTGTAGTAGACGTTAGTGTTAGCAGTAAGAGCACCCTGTGTAGTAGCCGCAGATCCGTCAGCGAATGGGTTTGATACCATACCGTAACGAGTCTTGAAGCCAAGCTTCGACTGGAAGCTATTCTCACCAACTGCACGAACCATTTGTAATGGCACGTATGGGCAATAGAAGAGACCAGCATCGAATGTGCTAGAACCCTTATAACCAACTACCATGTAGTTAGCGCCGGCATATGGATCGATGTATACTTTAAAGCGACCGTTAAGAACACCAGCAAATGTATTGCCTGTGTCATCTGGTTGCAAGTTGTTGCTATTCAAAGCAGGAGCATAGTCTAGAACGCCAGCCATTTGAAGTGCAGATGCAACATCAGATGAACATACGATCAAGTTACCTTTGCCTCGACGGGTGTCTTTAGCAATTTGGTTAGCTTCTTTTTCGATTTGGAACATTAAGCCTTTAAACTTC